CCTGTGTCGTATTGCTTATGACGTAACAAATGATAACTGGGTTACGGCTTCGCGGTTCAACAAGAATTCCAACAATTGGGAATCTGTACTGAGCACAGGTCACCTAGGTATTATTGTGTTCTTGGACGAGGCACCACCGAATCGCGAATTCTTTGTCATCCGCATCTACGAAATTCAGGCCCATGGCTGCGGTGCTTACGCTGAAATTTCGGAAAAGTCATGGGACAATTAACTGTTTATGAACGATCATCAATTGACTTGGCTAAGCTTCATCATTATCGAATTCTAAAATCAAGGATGGAGGCCAATCGTCAGAAATACTACAAGCTCCATACACAGGTCCTGAAATTCGCCAATTTATATTTTGATGCCCTACCCGAAGCAAAAACAGTCATTCGATTGCGCCGTGAAATCCGACTCGCAACCAAAGGCACGCCACAAACAATTGCACAGGACGCTATAACAACTGCTGGATACATTAGTTTTGGCACCGAGCAGCTATACAACGCGGAATCTCATTTGGTACAAGCTGCGTATCGAATGGTTGCTTCTTTAGTGCATCCAGATAGGGGTGGAGACCCTGAATTATTTCAGCTAGTAAATGCAGCATACAGACTCAAGGATTTAACTTTCCTCCAAGAGCTGTATATTACGTTGAAAGTTGACAATCCGTTCTGGCGCTGTAGAGACGGCCTATTGTATATGCAGCAAGAAGTAGATCGTCCGCAAGTGAGCACCAAAATTCTGCAGACAACACCGGAATTTGAAATCTGCAGATTGCACATGAAAGGGGATCACAAAGGAGCATCTATTCTGGCTCAAACCAGATTGCTGGAACTGATCGTAACTTTAAATGCAGAGCTTCATTCACTATTGACAGTTTCAAACACAACAGGAAATAACCATGATCAACAAGAAAGTAGCGAAGAATCAAGCTTCCACCCAGCACCCAGCACCGACACAAAAGAAAGTAGCCAGTAGCTCATCCACAAAGTCATCAAGTTCAAGTCCAAAGCTGAAATCCAAAAGTCCGACATCAGCACCCATCCAAGCCCACGCCACCACATCAACAAACCAAAAAACAAAGGCTAAGCCTGCAGCAAAAACAGTGGCCCGCAAAGGACTACCTACGTTCCAGGCACCAGCGGATTTCAAACCGCATTTTCTTGAAGTCACGGTCCGTACCGAAAAAGATGGACTCTTGGGTAACGCCGTTCGCGCCATTCGCTATCAAGGTCGTTATGATGTCAACGCAGCGGACAACAAGAAAGCAGATTTGGGATCCTATGATCCACGTACATTGAATGGCTTGATGGCTCGTATCTCGGGACCTTTGTTCAAGGCAACCAATGACAAGAAATTTCCAACTCAAATTAAAGGTCGTACCGAGGTCAAGGGCGCAATGCGACTTCCTGCCAACACCGTATTTCGTCTGATCCTGCGCGTCAACCGCAAGGCCGCTGATGGTTCATTGTCTGTGCTCTTCAAGTACATTCAGCAAATCACGAAGAATGAAAAAACGGGACGTCCCGTCATTGTTGACCTGGAAAAAAGTGATCCGGTTTATCGCTCTTTCCGTAAGTCCTCGCGCACGTTGCCCGCTGCATTCAAGGACGTATTGATGCCACCGAAGCGCACACGCGGACAAAATGCTGAGACTCAAGAAGCAGAGTAAATAGCTAGTTGTGAGCTTTTAATTTCAAGCTAGTAAATACATGTCAACAACACCCTTTGAGGTTCCATACAGCCATGACAGCCAAAGTTGAACGGTTCACTAGCCTTGTTTTTATACCAAAAGTGTTGGAGTTCGGAAAAGACCAGGAATTTGAAGTTCATGAACTCCAGCTTGCGTCCTTGGAGGCTAATCGCAAGACACAGAAACAGACATTGACCCCAGGTTATACGATCAGTGACGACGGTACCTTATTTGTGTTTCCCTTAGTAGAAGGATCAACAAAGCCAACATTAAACGGATTAGTTGAATCAAAAGCCCCGATCTTGGTACCCAGCTATAATCTTCGTAGGACAGACACCAACGTAAAAGAAGTACGAAATGAGGACTCAGGTTTGATCTCGTTTCAATTCAAGTCCACGGCACTTATCACACGCAGACTGCACAGCGTATTGCCTATGTTAGGTATTTTGTCTAAGTCTCAATTAGCGTTGGTGCTTAAACATTTAGGGTCTCTCAAACAGAAAGAAATCAAAGAGAACCAAAAGGCATCAGCCTTGGAGACCTTGGACTATATGTTGGTCAACGAGCAAGTAACACCTGACGATCTGCATATCATTGCAAGAGCCTACGAGACTGAACTAATAGCTCAAGGGGAAAGTCTGTTCGAAAATTAAGACCCTAGTAAATAAGAAGTGAAGAAACGGTTTATGTGGGTGTCCGTCACAACACCAACTAGTTATAACTAATTAATTAACGCGTTAAACAAAGGATTTCAAAAATGGCAATTCAGAAAAAAGTCGGACGTCCTGCGGCTCAACAACAGCAACAACGCCGAGGCCCGAAACCTCAAGAGCAGGTCCAGAAGAAAGTGAACCCTGCAGTTCTGGCTAAGCGCAAGGCCGAAGCCCTGGCTCAAGAAAAAGCAGATGCGCTGGCAGCGCGTAAGGCTCAGGCCAATAAGGCCAAAGCTAAACCAGGGCGTCCGAAGGCCCAGCCGGAACCTGAAGTCAAGCGTCGTGGTCCGAAGCCTGGTGCCAAGGCCGCACGTCAGGCACAGGCCCAAGCCCAGTCCACGCCAAAGGCTAAGCCTGGTCGTCCGAAGGCTAGCACCCAGTCTGTTGTAGCTGAGGCCCTTAAAACGGGTTCTCAAGTGTTTATCCGGGTGATTACGACTACTGTAGCCTCGGGCAAGCCTTCAAAAGTTGCGTACTTCGGTGCCGGTGGATTGGTTATTCCGCGCTCAACGGTAAAGGCAGTTGTCGGCAACCTGATCTATCACGAAATTTTGCAACAAGTGGGTACGATTGACGATGTGCAATTGCAAGACGGTATTTTCATCTACGTCACAAAGGCAGGACCGGTAATTGCCCTGGATCCTAATTATGTGTTCGTCAGCGGTGTTGCAGCAGCTGCGGATGACGAACAGAATCAGGATTCGGATAGTGAGGACGATGACTCGGATGACAGCGACGACGAAGATCAGGTCGATTTAGACAACGACGATTCGGATGACGCTGATGATTACTCAGACGACGATTCGGATGATACCGCCGATGACGAAGATGAACTGGATGTGTCCTCGGATGACGATGACGACGATAGCTCGGATGACGATGAACTAGCGCCGGACGATGACGAAGATCAAGATTACGATGACTCTGACAATGACGATTCTGATAACGACGAGGACTCGGATTCGGAGTACGATGACGATGATTCGGATTCCGGCGATGATAGCGATGATACCGAAGAAGATTTGTTTGATACCGATGATTAATTTGTTGCCATTTTAGAGTAAACTTAGGGTTGGGGTCTTTTTGTAGATCCTAGCCCTATCTTCATTTGTTATACTTAAAGTAGGGGTAATGGTGGACACTAGAGATCACCTCGCGCTGTATTCAGTAAATTGCAAGAAATGTGGACACCTTGACCCTGCTGAGTCTAAAAAGTGGAGTTCGTGCCATCACACAAAAGGCAATCCTTACTGTCCAGCTAAAGAAGTTCAGATCGTTGTTGTGGGTAAGGCCTATCGTTTGGCCGAACAAATAAAGAAAGCGCGTAATGCACGTGATGCTGTAAGTGAGGCTCGTATCTTAGCCTTTGTTGTGACCCAAACAGAGGCCTTCAAAGAACGCTTCTATTCAGCTATTGAGACAACACCGGAGACGCCCGAGTGAATATCCCATCTGGAGTTACGAAAGCTCCATCCCAAGCCCCCAATTCCTTAGATACTGACCTCGACGCTGACGATAGCGACGACACGTCGGAGCCTAGCGTCCAGCCAGCGTCAAAGACTGGACACAAAAAGCAGCCAGTCAGGCTTACGCGTATCAAGCAGTGGTACTTGCCTGCCGATGCTGAGTCGTACACCGCGCTCAAGGAAATTGGACTACCCTTGACACGTATCCACATTAACTTTATGCCAGCGGTAAAGTTGTTGGCCAACAAGCATAAACTGCGAGGTACCGAGGTTTCGTTCAAAGACGAAATTCTGGATCCGTTCTTAGACAAGGTGGGGACCGCCTGGAACAGTAAAGAATTTTTTAAAGCCTCGATTGGGAACCGAACAATGAAGTTCGAGACCCTGAAACCGGAAGTGTTGGACAAGGCCAAGCGCTGGGTGCCCCAAATGGAGGAAAAGCTGCGTGCGTTCTTTCAGCGTTGGGGCTACAGTTCGACCTTTGACTACAGCGAAAGTCGTGGTCGTTGTAAATTAAATGTAGAGTACTGGTATGATAGCCAGAAGCTACCCATCGTGGTCTTGGAAGAAGAACCTAAACCGCTACCCAAGATCCAGCTTAAGCTTGGATTCACGAGAATTACCCTGCAGTTCGGGACCAAGTACATTGATACTGCGATTGAGATCAGCCAAGGTGGTAATTTTACACCGCTGCATACGACGCGCTGTCTCTATAGCCAGGTATCGAGTGTTAGGCCTATGCTGAATGCCTTGATGTCGGTCTTGGACAAAGACGAGCATAATTTCGACAACACTGCTGACTGATAGACAGGAGAACCTAACATGGGCTGCGATGTTGCGTCTGCTGCATATCTACTCGACTTGGGTCTAGGTAAGGCTAATGCCGAAGGTCATCTTGCGTTTAATGCAGCTGAGCTCCAGCGTTTCCGTAAAGACTATAAATTGTTGAGCACCAACTATTTTAACGGGAACAAGTTCGAGGAATTCAGTTTAGCCCACAACGAAGTCTATTTGATACACTCGACGGAAGAACCCTATTGCGATCCAGAGATACGTTGGTTAGTCCACATGCTGGTCTTGCGTAATACCGTGCTACCTAGAATAGCCATTCAGGTAGAAGTATGGCGGGAACTCATTGCTGATCTGGGAGGACCCACTAGCCCCAATGATTGGTTTATTCGTGAGCTGTTGAAAACTGGTAATTACGTGTGTTCGAGTCTAAGACTATCATCGGATGCTAATGGTATGTATTTCTGGGGAGACCGACTTGCACATCAAACTGATGCAGGACACAGAGTTGGAGTACTAGTGGATAACGTTCTTGACTTGTGGGGACCAACCGCTAGAGACGTTCATACTCAATTTATAGCTTTCGAATCCAAACTAGAGAAAGCAATTACACCATTTACCTATCGTTTCGTAATCGCTGCCTAACTTAATAAAGACCATGGCCCTTACACCAAATACAAAAGCAAATCCAGCGTTAAAGAAAGTAGCAGCCTACACCAGTAAAAATATTGAAACTCTTGTTTGGCCTGACACTATTCGCAAAAACGCAAGTCAATACATTGGGGGTACTGATTCGTCGGGATTGTGGTTAGTTGTACGTGAGCTTATGGACAACGGGTTGGACGAAGGGCTGGCCGGTCGTAACGATGCAGTATTGTTGCACGTAGATAGCGACGGTAGTTTTTGGGTACTGGATAGGGGCCACGGCATCCCTCAAGGCGTGACCAAAACTCACATTCATGTGAATGGCAAGGATGTCGTCAACAAAATGGACACGATGCAGGCGGCTTTTGGTGCCTTGCACACGTCAGGTAAGTATGATAGCGAAGCCTACGAGGTGTCGATTGGTTGCTTTGTTGGTTCAACACAAGTCAGAATAGCTAAAGGAAACACCGTAGCCTTCAAAGAACTATACGAACGTTGGACCACGAATAAAGAACCAATTCCTATCGTTGCTTGGGACGTTGATAATGATGTCCAGGCACAGTCTTTCATATCACATGTACAACTAACCAAATACGTTGATGAATTGGTGCGCGTAACCCTAAGCGATGGTTCGGTTATTGAGAATACTCCCGACCATCCGTACTACGTTCGCACTGATTACTGGACGTTGAAAGTTCAGGCCCAACAGTTGGAACCTGGACAAATGCTGATCACGCCGTATACGCACAGTGAGCTCACGGTCATTAGTGTGGAAACTTTCCACACAACAGAACCCGTGCCTGTTTACGGCATGACTGTTGACAACCAACATACTTATTTTATTGAACCCGGAGTGCTGGTATCAAATACTCATGGTATTGGCGCTAAAGGAACTAATGCTACCGCCGAATTCTTTGATGTTCATACTTTCTACGAGAACCAATGGTACTCGGTAGGTTTCAAGAAAGGTAAGCTAACATCCCCCGTTGCAAAATGTAAGGCTCCGAAAGGTCCGGACGGCACACTGGTCAAGAAGGGTACGGTTATTCATTTCAAGCCCGATGCTTCAATTTTCTCGACCAACAAGTTCCCTGGGGCACTAGCACTTGAATGGGCTGAAATCATGGCTTATTTCAATCCAGGTTTCGCCATCATTATTTCCACCCCCAGGGGCAAGCGTCAGTTCTTGTCAAAGACAGGTGTCGCTGAGTATGTTCAAGCACGCTTAGACAAGTTTAAAGTTGGTGCCGAATCAAAATATTTCGAGTATAAATCAGAACCCGGTGATCCGAATGCAGCAGACGTAGTTGTGTCGTTCTCCAATTACGATGGATGTGATCTCAGGGGGTTCACCAACGGGCTACCCAATAGCCAGGGTGGCAAGCACGTTGATAGCGTTGTCAGCGCCCTATACGCGGGTTTAAAGCCCCATATCAAGACCCGAACGGTCAAAGGAAAAGTAATTCTGCCTTTCCGTGAATCGGATTTCAAAGAAGGCTTGGTTGGCCTAGTCAACGCAAAATTGCATAAAGCCAAGTTCAATTCCCAGGATAAGGTAAAACTTAGCGATGAGCGCATGGGTCCTGAATTTCAAAAGAAATTAACGGTAGCCACCATAGAATTCTTCAAGGCTAATAAAGCATTGGCTTCACGCTTATGTGAAAGAGCGACTAAGCTCAATGAGTTGAAGACCAAATTCACGATGTCGAAAAAGGCAGCAGCCACGTTGAATGCTGTGAAGCGCAATGGACTGCCCGCCAAATATGCTTCATTTGATATGCGTACCAAAGTTGCGGATCGTGAACTCTTTATCGTAGAAGGGGAATCGGCAGGCGGCTCGGCCAAAGAGGCCAGGTTCCCCTACCAGGCTGTACTGCCATTAAAAGGCAAAGTCAAAAATGCACTAAAAAAGGATAAAAAAGGTACAACACTGGAAAGTGAAGAAATTGTTAATATTCTGGCAGCTATTGGATATGACGCAAAGGCCGTAGACCCTTGTGCAAAACTCACGGTTGGCAAAATCATCTGTTTGGCTGACCCGGATCCAGATGGCCCATTTATTGGCGACACTCAAATTCGGGTCAGGAGTATGGCCCGCAGCCAGTCAAAATCAGAGGACTTTGTTTGGACTGAGCATACGGCAACTATTAGAGGCCTCGCTAATAGTTCTTTAACTCAGGAACGGGGAAACACTGCAGAACAACTAGTGTTTGAGGTGCCTGTATGGCACCACGGAAAAGAAATCTGGGCACCAGCAACCGCGCAATTGGTCAAAAACGTAGACCGACTAATGGCTTTTGAAATCGGACGTTCGAAATTCAGAGTTGATGAAAATCATAAATGGGTGTGTGTAGTAACCCGAGCAATGTATGGTCGTGATACTGAACCACATCCAGAGCATGAAAAACTTGTGTACGTTAAGTCCAAGGATATGAAGGTCGGTGATCGTGTGTGGTGTCCCTCAAACAATCATCTGAAAGACCAGGCTTTAACAGACAAAGAAAGTGGATTGGGTTACCAAGCGGTATCCAAGCTTAGAGTTCAAGAACTGAAAGAGCCGGTGCCCGTCTATTGTTTGACAGTCCCACGCTATCATTCGTTCGTCCTGCCGTCAGGAGTCGTGTCCAGCAATTGTCACATCAACTCTTTGCTCCTATCTCTGTTTTATAAGTATCTGCCGGACCTGTTCACCCGAGGTTTGATCTACGTGGCTAACAGCCCTGAGTTTTATGCTATTCATAAGGACCAATTAGTGTGCGGTGAGACCTTAAGTCAAGTTCAGGTTAAGCTCAAGAAAATTAAAGCCCCATCATCAACGCTAATAAATCACGTTAAAGGGTACGGTGAGATTGATGTAGACTTGATGCGTATCATGGCTATGGATCCAGCTACTAGATCCCTGATAAAAATCAAGGCTCTTGAGTCCGAGGACCACGTTGATTTTGTCAGACTCATGAATGAAGACGTAGCTTATCGCAGGGACATGTTAGGCTTGCCCGCAAATGCTACGGGTGGAAACTGTGATAGCGAGGGCTAAGTCTGCTGACTGATTGAAGTTCAAGCCCCAGCCCAAATCAACAAGGAATAAGATGATAGCCAAACGTCGAATTACGACGAAATCACGTAAAACCGTAAGTTCTGCAGATTTGGTGCCCACAAAAGACAATGACATTAAATCTTCCACGTTAAGAGATTTTGGTCGTAGTCGTATGACTACCTATGCAATCTCTGTTAATCTAGACCGCTCTGTACCTGATATGTATGACGGGCTTAAACCTGTACAGCGCCGCAATATGTATGGGACGGCAAAGGAAGCTTTTTCATCGTTTGAAAAGACAGCTCGTATTGTAGGCGTTGTACTAGGTCGATATCATCCACATGGCGACAAGTCAATTAGCGATGCTATAACCACCATGGTCAACCACCCAACTTCTGTGTTCTACGGAAAAGGTAACTGGGGTAACATGGTTGATGGTGCGGCGGCCATGCGCTACACGAACATGCAATTATCAGCATACGGGCAAACATTCTTTGATCCCAATTACCTACATGCATCCGTCACTAGCTTTGTACCTAACTACGATAACAAAGAAGTGGAGCCTGTAACACTACCCGCTCAATTGCCTAATGTAATTCTTAATGGTGGCGAAGGAATTGGCGTTGGCATCACGACATTGATTCCTACTTTTACCCCGGACTCCGTAATTCTGATTCTAGAACGCATGCTCAAAGGTGAAGTGCTGGCCCCAACGGATTATGCACGAACCCTGAAGTTTGCGCACAAATGGGGTGGTCAATTACTCAAGACTCCGGAGAACAAAAAAGGGTGGATGGGGCTTTTCACCGGCAGCGAGACCCAAGTTAAGTTCGAGTCCGAACTTCAAGTAGAACTAGACCGCAAGAAACTGATAATCAATGACTGGCCTCCGGGCACCAACCTACAGAAATTTGTAGAGAAGGTTCGGGCTATGCCTGAGACTCTACGATGCTTCAATTCGAAGGGTTCAGCCACGCTTACCATTGAATGCAAACCGGCGTACAATCTGACGCAGTTTGAGAAATATGTGGAAAAGATTAGGCTGGCTACCCGCAAGAGCGTGAGTTTCAAACTCAATGTGACGAAACGTAAGGCCCAGATCCTGGATGGCGTCACCACGTTCAAGACTGAGTTTCTTGCACTGTCTGTACCTGAGTTGCTTAAGCAGTGGCTGGTAATGCGTATCGAGTTGGAACGCAAGAGTTTGGCCTACAGGCAGACTAAGCAACGAGCAGCTATTGCTTATTCGGAACTCTTGATTTATGCCTGTGATAAACTTGATATCATAGTCAAGGCCCTGCGAGCAAAGGACCCTGATATGTTCCTCACCAAGAATCTAGAAATCGATGGGGATCAGGCAAAGCAGATTCTTGAACTCAGGGTCAGGCAACTTTCAAAACTGGATCAAGAGGTACTTAAGCTCAAGCTGAAAGAACAGCGATTAGTTTTGAAGCAACTGGATGAATGGCTTAAACGACCCCGATCCAAGGTCCTGCTGGACTTGGCTGAGGTAAAGGCAGCGATTCTAAAAGATCGTTCGTTCCAGGCCAACAAGGATACACGTAAGCTCAAAGTTATTTAAATCTGGATGGGGTTGCTTTATAGGTCACGAAAAGCAACCCCCTGTTGGGGCCAACATTAAAGTCTTGCTAGTGGAAAAGTCTTAGTATAGGATAGAGTCAAATAGTTAGTGGCTAAGTCCCAGTCAAAGGAATGAAAATGAGCAAGCATGAAATATTTGGTATGTCGAATCTGGCCCAACAGCATACAGGATTGCCTCTTGCTGTGATGGTTCGCGCAGCACCTCAAAATAAGAAAGACCCTAGCGTCAAGATCGCACACTCCACTGACGGCTTAGTCGACAAAGGCCCGAATTTTTCATTGTCTATTAGTCTTGAGCCTAAAAAATTGATGGACCCACCTGTAGGCATAAAGTTTAAAGCTAGCGACGTTAGAAAAGTTGCGAATTGGGTTGTGTCGAATCGCTCGCTACTCCTGAAATATTGGTATGGTATAACCACGGACAGCATTACTGTACAGAATTTGCTTATTTCGAACAAAGACTACGGTGTGCCCTTTGACACTACCTTAGACCTGTTACGTACTGCGTGGAACCTATCTTTGACGCCGCAGGCCCGGGCAGCTTTAGCTAAAATAAATATTCAGGCTGTTGAGCTTATCGTTAAACGAAATCGAGCTTTGTTTCCTGTTCGTAAATAACTGGTGTGCGGAAAATAAAATGAGCAAACATGAAATAACCGGCATGTCCAGACTATCAAGAAATGATACGGGTCTGCCCTTGGCTGTTATGATCAGTGACGCACCATCAAACAAAAAGGTACCGCGTATTAAGGTTGCACAAGCTACGACAGATTTCAAAAACAATAGTCTGAACATGTCGTTGTCCATAGCACCACATCCAGAAGCCTTAACTAAAATCCCAAAAGGTATGTCGCATCAGGACTTAGCATCTGTTGCTGAGTGGGTAAGTACCAACCGGTCCATGCTTCTAAAATATTGGTATGGTATTGAGACTGAAACACGTAAGGTAGAACAGCATCTGATTGATGGTAAAGACCAAGGCAAAACCTTTGACCAAATCATAGGCCGTATGCGTTCTATGTGGGTTTCTCAAGCAACCAAACAAGAAATCAGCACGCAAATGGAAGTCCCAGTAGACGCAGTCGACCTAATTATTGATACTAATTCCAAGCTGTTTCCTGATCGTAAATAAGACTGACGGATCTTTAATTTAGGCTCCAACATTAAATATCTGTCAGTGGAAAGACTTGGTGTACACTAGACCAAGTTAAGTAATTAAAACTAGCAGTAAAAATACTCCGATCACTAAATAGAGGATTATTATGCAACAGAACGAAGTTTATGAGCAAATGTTTGGCGGTAAAATCAAACTGTGGACGGGCAATATGCCCGTGGAACAGACGGCCCTTGATCAATTACGCAACGTGTCAAACCTGCCTATTCTTGGTGGACACGTTGCGGTGATGCCTGATGTACACTTTGGTATGGGTGCAACTGTTGGTTCCGTTATACCTCTGACTGGGGCAGTTATACCCGCAGCTGTTGGAGTCGACATCGGATGCGGCATGTGTGCTGTACAGACGTCACTTAAGGCCTCTGACCTTCCTGATAGTTTGGTTGGTGTCCGTCATCAAATCGAACGCGATGTACCTGTAGGTTTTAGCTACCATCAACGGGATATTCACCTGCGTCATCAAGGTTTAGTCGGCATGGAACTCAGCCGTCGTCGTGCGGAACTGTTATCTAGATTTCCCTCAATTCGTATCATGAAACGTATCAAACGTTTTGACGAAGCTCGTATGAACATGCAGTTAGGTACTTTGGGTGGTGGCAATCATTTCATCGAGTTGTGCGTGGATGAAAACCAAAATGTGTGGGTGATGTTGCATTCGGGTAGTCGTAATGTTGGCAAGACCGTGGGTGAGGCCGCGACCAACTTGGCAAAAGAAGAGCTGTACAGGCAGCACGTCAATTTGCCAGACAAGGATCTTTCCTGGTTCGCTGAGGGCACCGAGCTATTTGATGAGTACGTTGAAGCCATGCTGTGGAGCCAAGAATACGCGAAGCTGAATCGTGACCTCATGCTGATGCTTGTTTTGTCCGCTGTTGAGCGCACAATTAAACCTTTCACTTTGGTGAACGAAGCCGTAAACTGCCATCATAACTTTCTGTCTAAAGAGGAATTTGGTGGACGCCCTCTATGGATCACCCGCAAAGGTGCTGTAGGTGCGTACAAAGGTCAACTGGGTATCATTCCTGGATCCATGGGTGCCCGTTCTTTCATTGTCTGTGGTAAGGGACATGAAGCAGCTTATTGTTCTTGCAGTCATGGGGCCGGTCGCGTCATGTCTCGCGGGCAAGCAAAACGTAGTTTTTCGTTAGCCGATATTGCTACACAAACAGCCGGTGTTGAATGCAAAAAAGATAGTAGCGTGTTGGACGAAATTCCAGGTGCTTATAAAAATATTGATGATGTTATGGAGGCACAATCGGAATTGGTAGAAATCAAGGCTACGCTGAAACAAGTACTCTGCGTTAAGGGCTGAACCCCCACTTTCATAGCTCGTTGATGAAAATTGGTTACGCAACTTCCTGACAACAATTTCTTGATTTTGATATGCTCGTAAATAATGTACAAGGGCTTAGTCGGGCTCCCTATCGAATGTCAGGCATACCACGGAGTACGAATGATGCAAAAATACAGGCCAGCAATTCCCACCCGATTACAGAGCATCGGCTTTGAAACCGATGTCGTAGGTCGGGCCTTTTTGTTAGCCCGAGAAGCCGGGTTACATCCGGTTACCGCATGGCTGCAGAGGGAATCCAACGAATCACGCACACTGGTGTCCGTGGTCGTGGCAAGCAAACGTTCGAAAGTTATCGCCCGGTTGATGCGAATTAATAAGTATTCAACCAGCAAATGGTGGAAGGGCGGGTTCCCCATCGAACGTAATAAGTGCGGTGTCTTGGACATAAAGGTCGTAACATTTGGTGACAACCACACAGCTTCTGTTCATAAGTACGGCAAGAATGGGTCCATCATCGTGTTCAGTAATCGTAAACACGTATAGTCTTAATTTCAAAGGGCTAGCCGGGCTCCCTATCGAATGTCCGGCAATTGAAGAGTGCAAAAGAATGGCAAAATCTAATGTTGTGCAAGATACTGATCGTAGTTCTAAACTGAAGCCAAAAGGTGGGGATGGGGACAAGCTCACACTGGACACGCAGGCTGTAAGCGATCAACAAAAGCAGGATAAGGTAAAGGCCCTTGCATTTCAGTTTCCGACCCGCAAGTCTATTGAGGCTGCGAAAAAAGCACAGGCCAAAAATCAACCAGATATTCGCATTATTGCTTGTGCTTGGTACATTCATCCCAAACGGGGGCCTGGACAGGCGCTATCAGTTCAAGACTGCGATCCTAACCATGCGTGGTTGAGTTTTCTGGATGGGAAATATCTAGTTGAGATTTCTGATCTTACTCCAGCACTTAGGTCAGATGTCAATAAGGCAGGGAGCGTCGTCAATAATAGTCAGCTTGTAGAATTTCCTGAAAAAGTTAAACTGCCGGACTTCAGGCCCGGTGATTGGTACAGTCATCCTCAATATGGTACCGGTCAAGTGGTGGAGTTTCCGTTTTCCAGTGATTTGGACATTCGCTTAAACTTTTCAGATAAGACAAGTTACGTTCTTAAAGAACACTTGAGTTTAGCCACTGATGCTGAAATTGATAAAGCCAAGATCTCTAATCTGTTGTCAAAGACTGCTATAAAATCGACCAAGAAAACAAAGAAGAGCCGGTCTAGCGTGGACCAGACTAGTTGCACAGTCACAGTAGCCAACCAGAAACCCGTGATCAGTGATGTCGTCTACAAAAACGGCAAGTGCGTGTCCTTGGTCCACAACGGTGTAAAGTTCGCGGTTGATATGGCAGCCAGAGACAAGTCTAGTGGAGAACTTCTTGGTCTAATTGTTGATCTTGATTTTGATCCTTATTGCGAATGGCACTCAGTTTGGGTTGACGACACTTTTGCTAAATCCGATGAAGACAATGATGCCACTGAGCATTTGATGTGTGACGTTATACCTGAATCCTGGTGGGCCTCTGGGACCTCCGTCTATCACAAAGTGTTTGGTAATGGTGTAGTAGTTGAAGCTACCCATCCGAAAACATTGGTGACCTTGGTAGACTTTGAACAAGTGCTAACTCCTGGCTTAACGTTAGTTCCTTCCTCAGAACTTGAACTAGATGAGGACGGAGACGAAAGTTCAGATGAGTGCGAAGCCGAAGCCGAAGAACCAACTCCGAGTCAGGCACAGGCACGCATCAAGTTTAAAGAACTAGAATTCTTCCGCCCATTCCTTCATGTTGGTTGCACCTGGATCAAGGTCGGTAACTCAACGGGTATTCGCTGCGAGGTCCGTGGTGATAGTCAAGAGCCGTTCGCTATGCTTGCGACATTGAGTCACCCAAAGTCCACGACAGCAAAACGTCGTTTCCGTCAGACTGATTTGGTTGGTATCTACCCGTTTCCCGAATAATGCACAAACCGTAATTTAATGATTCAGTTCGAGGATTTAAAAACAAATTTATTTTCTCGAACAACATTGTTTGTCTTGTAGTAAATACTATGTGTGCATTACAATAAACGTGCATGCAATTAAAACCCCTCCCTCAAAGGAAATTCAAAATGGCAACGTCTCAAGAAAACGTAGTGCAACAAGCAAAGAACATTGCGGCAGTAGTCGCAAATCTGAGTCGTGAAAATGCAAAGCTGACAGCTCAGAATGAAAAGCTGTCGGAACGCATTGAAAACATCAAGGCTCGCGCTGCAGCTGCTAAGGAAAAGGCTGAAGCTAAGGGCACGACCCAAGGTAAGAAGCTGGGTGCCCCGAAGGGTCCGCGTGCCAAGCGTGCAGCTGAGGAAGATGACGAGCCGGTACGTAAGGTTCGTGCTAACGCCAAAGTCCAAGCTGCCCCGGCACCGAAGGCTAAAGTAGCCAACACCAAGGGTAAAGTTGAGAATAAGATCCGTCCGCAAGCAACAAAGCCGGGTCCGAAAGTTCCGGCGCAAACCAAGGTCAAGAAAATCAGCAAGGACGATTTCTTGATTTAATAGCTGAATCAGTATACGTTTGGTAACTGAAGGAAACAAAAGAATGGGGCTTACTCAAGGTCAAGAGTTCGGCCCCATTCTTTATTTGGAATTCAATTTTAGTACAAGCCACTAGAGAAACGTATGAAAAACGCGACACGGGTTGTTGACTCAAATTTTGATCGTTATCAAGCACGACAAGGCTTATCAGCAAAGAACCAATCGCAGTTGACGAAACTCATACCTTTACTCCAAGTCGGGTCCAAGGCCGGACCCGATGACGCACAGATAGGGACCAAATTAGAACGTAGAGTTTCAGCACTAACCGACTTGAGATTTGAACTGCGAAAATCCGCAGCCAGTCTGGCGGCATTACCAGTTGTAGCTAAAGAATTAAAGCTCAAGAAGTTAACGATTGCTAGGCGTAAGCTTGAGCTCCTATTCAAGGCTCCGGTCCCCCACGGACTAGGCAAGGTCCTGAAATCATATATGAATGAACTCACAACACTCAGAGAAGGTGTGTTCATAGGTGACATAGAAGAGTCTATGCTTGAAGTGACTGAGTTGCCGAAGGCCTTAGTAGAAATCGACAAACAATTGGTTAAGGCTAAAGCCAGTTTAGCAAAGCACCAACGATTATTATTGGGTGAAGACGCCGATCCCCTGTTTTCTGTTGATGCCGCATCAATTATTGAACGTCTTTCTAAAGACAGCAAGAACCTAGAATCGCTGAAGGATAAAGACTTTGTAATCTCCAGAATTCCTGTTATACCGATTGCTCTAAAGTCCATGCACTATGAAACACTCAAGGCCAATGGGTTTAACGTTGACTCGATTGGTGGCTACCCTGTGGTTCACGGCCAGCTTGTGATAGGCATCAACCCCAAGTCTGTGAAGCTCAGCAAACGCCATGCTGACGGGCAGGAAGTGCCTAGGGACAAATGGCTACAAGTGGCGTTCGCGGTGAAAAAATTAATTGAACTCCAGCTCAAAACTAAGCTATCATTTGTGGAAGAAAAGCCCTGTGGTATGGCTGGTGGAGCCTGGTTCTGGGTCATGCCTAGTTCTGAGGTCACGCTGTTTGCCAAGGCCTTCCCAGGATCACATATACTGTTGAAATCCTGGGGGCCAGCCTTTTAATGTTTGATTAGGAAAAATCATGGAAGAGCATCTTGCAACTCAGTTAATAGAACCACTTGACGACTCCCTAGTGGAGTATGTTAAGAAATTGCTTGTCTCCAGAATAAGAGAGAAGAAGGCGAAGCCAACAACAAAATATCATGGAGCCGACGTTTATTTTCTCGGCGACAAACAGAACGGCTACTCTATTCTTGCACGTGATAACGAAATCTTGTACTTCGTTAGATATGAAGCCGTGAAGCACAACAGGCTTGAGCTGGGGCGTCAGGTTTTGGTGTGGTCCAACAAAACCGATCCCGCTTCTGCTGGGTTTGCGGCCCACATCTTCTTTGACTATTTGCTGCCAAAGTACAAGGCACTTATTGCAGACAAGCAGCAGACCTCACAAGGCCAAAGATTTTGGACCTACGCTATTAATCGTGCACTGGAAAGCAATTTGCGGGTTTATTTCTTAAACCGAAGGACATCACCAAACAAACTGATAGAGCTTCGTTCTATAGAAGATGCGGTTCAACATCGTAAGGATTTATGGGGCACTGAAGCGGGACATTTGAGGACGTTCGCAGCTATCAGCCAAATTCCTTTGCAGATCAAAACTTGAGGCATCAAATGTTAGTCTATCAATTATTGGTTTTACCATCCAAAGAAACATTGAGCTATTTGTCGAATGTTTTTAGCGGCTGTCCATTTGACTTGAACTTGAACCAAACCTTTGTTGAAATCAATTCTTCGGCGCATGAAATGGAAGTTGATCAAGAGGCATTCTATGAGGCTCAGGCTGGCACGGCCAAAGTATATTTTGACACCTCGACTATGACATCGTCCTTGTTACTTCCGTTGACCAGTAGATCGCTAACTGACCGTTGTCTTGAAGTCCGCGAGCACGCACCATCTGCTTTCTACGGTGATCACTATTTTCCGCATTTAGTGATCAAAACAGATATGCCCTCGTTGAGCCGGTCTTACCGCAGCTTTATTATCAGTATTTCGAACAGCCTGCAGGGTTCTTATCAACCCCTTACTTTTGACGCTGAGCTTATTTCAGCATCTGACTTTCATTCGGTGCCTCAAGCAGATTTTTATGCATCAATGATGGCTGAGACTCAACGCTAAAACTTAAAGCTAGCTAGTAAATACACTATAGTTTCACACATACCAAATTCATCTAAGCTATCGAAAAGGCTATCTGGCAGTTCTTGCCCCCAACCCAATCCCAAATAAATTCAAAGTTAAAATTAATCGTGACTCAAATCAGCTTAAGTCTAGCAAAACCAAAAATGGGTGAATCCTGTAATGGTTGCGGTTATTGCTGTTCTGTCGAACCTTGTATGTTGGCTCAAGAATTCCTGGGCTGTATTACTGGTCCTTGTATAGCTCTGGAGAGAACAGAAACCAAATTTATTTGCGGACTAGTCCGCGACCCTCTCGGCTATTTATTCAAAGCTGCACATCCAAATGCTGAGGTTTCTGTCCTAGAAGCACCCAGAAGTGCTGTTGGTGACGAACTAGCCAATGAGATTGCAGCTGCTCTAGGTATTGGTCTTGGCTGTGACTCTGACGATAGTGACCAGGCTGCTGACTGGTTAGCAACCATGTCTTAACTTGTAACCAACTGGAGTTAATCATGGACTCAATAGTTCTTGACCACTGTTGGGTGTGTCGTTCTAAGTTCGTAGGCTGCGGTGGCTCGGCCAACAGAGAGGAACATCATATAGTCCCCCGTGCAGCTGGCGGCTCTGACGGGCCCACGGTGTCTCTGTGCGATGGACACCATACTTGCCTACACAAAATCGCGCTGAGCATCAAGTCTAAAAAACCCTATTTTCAACTTTTGCTAGGTGAGCCGGACGAGGCTAAACAGAAAATATTGTGGTTGGCAACACGTGTTTTTAATGCGTTCGAAGCTGTAAAAAATGATCCAAACAAACGAGTCGTTGTTATACTAACGCTTGATCGAAAAAAGCAGCATCAGTTAGAAGTACTAAAGAAAGTGTATCCAAGCTTGCGCAGTAGAGAGGCCTTGATTAATCTAGCCTTAGACAATTTGTACCGTAGACACTTCTCAGACTAAATCCACAAAGACAACAACGGAGTACGCAAAATGAGTGCGCAAATGAATGACGGCGATGTGGTTCTTATCCATCTCAAGACCGGTGTTGTTCTGCTGACCAAGGCCACATTCGAATCAGAACTAAGCGACGAAGAAAGTCCTGGACTGCGGGTTCACAGAGCCTTAGAAGTGGTGCCCACACGTAACCCTCAAACGGGGGCACCTGCACTTACATTAAGCCCTTGGCTAAGTCTAGGTGGGTTTCTACCGACCTTAGAATCATTGGTTCTACCCGATGACCTTGTATTAGTCATGCTGCCCGCGCCACAAGCCTTGGTCAATGACTACATCAAGGCAACGACCAGTATTCAGGTGGCCCAGTCCCTGCCCCAGACCCAGCAAAATAAATCCAGTATTATTGTGTAGTGTAGGCCACGCGTAATGTAGCCCATCTATACTTGGGACTCGGGGCTACATTAGTTCACAAGGGATCTAGACCTTTGATTAGGGACTAGGCTACACATTAAGGGACTCATACTAGACAGTGTTTGAGGCCTTAACTAGGATCACAGAGCATGTTGAAAAAAGACTCGCTGGGTACTGCAAGCGCAAAGTCCTTAAGTGAAGCATTTCGCTGCAACGAGTGTCTGCATTACAAACATCATGCACACTCAAGTAGAGACAAAGTATGTATCGAGGAGGGAGTGAAGGGCGTGGGTATTGCCCCTCGTTGTTTCACCCCTGACGTCACTCAAGTAGCTAAAAATAGCGATCAGTTTGTACAGATTGCTTCTCTGTTTCAAAATTTCACTACCAAAGAACGTAAGATATTTCTAGGCTTGCTCAGGGACCAGCGCAAGCGTCAATTCGAGATGGGAACCAAACTCTATTTCAAGGTGGGTCGCGACTTCGTTTCAAACTATCTGGCTGCTTTCGTCATGGGTTATACCTCGGGTGGTCAACTTATACTCATGGGTAGTCCTGACAAGCGCACACGTGGCTCATCCTTTGTTTCTTATATCAATCAAAATTCAGAAGGACTTATGACGGCCCAGCAGTGGCGAGTCAAGCGCACTGAACTGCAACTAGCCAACAAGATTCATGATCCCAATAATAAAGTGATTGTACGAAACTCTATTATCGATGCGTATGAACCGCCGACTATCGATACGTTTCCCCAAATGTTTGATACTAAAGATAAGTCCAAGACTAGCTCTAAGTCCAGGTCCCGGCGAAGTCGCGTTGCCGATGTTGTGGATCAATTGAGTTTCAATATCACACGTTGAATTGTACTTATACGTATTCAAGACTCGTCGGGGGACTTAACATGTTGCAAAATAAATTGGGGCTATCCAGTCATGAGATGGCATATGTTGGCGGTGCTTTATTTGCTTATCTGTTTCACAGACCGGATATTGATCAACGAACACTAGTCAAACTAGTAGGTGACCCTGAGAAGGCCGAACGTGTACTCTCTATGGTGCGAACAGACGGAGAGGTGTTAAAGAACTGCAAGCTGTATGCTTGGGCCTTCTACAAATCTAGGTTCGGTTCACCTAAGCCAAAGGCCTCTGACTTTGGAGTCACTTTAAAAGATGCTAAGTTTCTATCTAGGTTGAATCTGAAACACTTGCCTTTGACTTATCCTGCATACTCGGTGGAGGACTTCGATACCTTAGTCTCGGACACGATTACTGGTCAGTCCTTGTCCTCGTACATCGGAAAGTTTATCAGCAAGAAGATGACTTTTCTGATCAAGAGTTATGGTGTACGCAGGGATGATCTGCAAGCCGACATGGAGACAGCAGCAATAAAGGCGTTGTATATGTCGTACCCACGTTTTGAATCGTTGCTGCACTTTGAGAACACGGCAAAATCAGCGATTCACAACACAGGACAGACCTTAATTACTTATCACACGAGTCCCGGACGACAACGCTTGTACGTCAACCACGAGGGTATGACCGAGAGCTATCATGTACAGGTGGATGAAGTACTGTCTTTGGAGGCCCCTAGCACCTATTTAGCGCATGCTAAGGAGCATCTGGAGGCCCTAGTAAATATATCGCACAGGGTTCGTGAGGACGCGCAAGAATTTTTGTTGTGTTGTGCCGGACACTTCCATGAAGGATTTTCTGAATTCTTGGGATCCGACAATTCGGTATTAGTTGATAATGTAGCATTCAGCAGGTACCAGAAGAAGGCTCAAACTTACTTCGGGTACACGGATAATCAGGTTCAAAAACTATTCACAAGGTTGCAACAACACATAAGATAAATGGAGAGTCCTATGTACGAGCATGAAGCTGGTGACCGTGATCTAGGCGAAATCGAGTTGCAGAATTCGCTACGCGAAAGGCAAGAAGTATTCGCCGCGAAATTTGGATTAACGTTGGCTCAATTTCTAAAGCTCACACACGTATGTAGGACTGAAGAACTGGTGACGGTCCTTGAACTGCTGAAGGTAAAGAAACACAAGACGCAGTTCAGGGCTCGTATGCATTTGCATCTCAAGAATTGGTTGGACAACGATGGCTTCGGCAAGCCCTTCACCAGTTCACAATTCGGTTGGCTTAAACCGACGTGGCCTATTACATGGCAACTCCCACGTCTTTCATATTGATATATTAATTGGAGCTTTCTACCATGGTACAAAACGTAAAACGTCGATTCAGCACTAGCCCTTTGACTAAGGCAGAGGCTGCAGGATTCAGCGCCAATATTGATTATGCAGATGCCTTGACTAATATTAAAAACGCTGTAAACTCTCTCAGTGAATGTTTGCCAGACGGGAACTCTGAGTCCTCAGAAATTCAGTTCACTAGGCTTCAGGTTGGTGTTCACAAACTGGGTGCTTTTCTTAGAGCTAAGGGTCTGAATGTAAGTCCGGTATTAAGCGAGTCAAGGGCTGCTGTAGCTCTGCTGATGGCCCTGAGTCAGGAGCCAGAGTCAGAAGAAACAGAATTGACATCCGACATGACAAATGTAGCCTGACATGACAAAAGCTATTTCTGATTTGAAGTGCAAGCGCTATCGTCCGTGCACCAACTATGGACCGCCTGACATAGACCTTCTAGTGGAAGACGAAACGGGTGACTACGTGAAGGCTATAGACGTGTTTCGAAGCCTGCATCGAATGACTAAGAGCGGACGACTGACCGTAGACACGGCTAATCGTATAATTCAACAACTAGGCTTAAAATAGAGAATCTAATGTCCGCAACCACAGTGCTAGATTTACAAGGTGAAGTCCAGGCCTTTGCCATACCGAACCTCAATGTTGAGGGCACGGTTACGCGAAGCTTGATGCCTGTTGCTGCGGATTCAACTAAGCCTATCAAAGACTACATATTTGACGTGAAGTGTAGGGTGGCCTCTGCATACTACGATTTCATCATCTACAAATCCGGAACAATTTGGCAATCTCGATATTTGTATGTGCGTAATGTCCACGGTTACGTACTGAGCATTCATACATTCGTCATGGAGGCCAAGACAGAAACCAAGTTGTTCGAAATGGCTATTGAAGCCCTAACCATGTTCGTTGACAATGGTGTGCTTCTGACTGAGTCAGTTCGTGACTTACAAGCGGGTGACCGACATGTTGATGATGAATAATCATGAGCCTTGATAAACAATTCAGCGGATATCCCTATAATATATTTGGGATAAGGAATAGTTTAGAGCCTATAGTGGCTCTCCGGAATAAGTGGTAGACAACATGATTCCTCCGCACAATAGGAAATCGGATTAACTGGTAGAAAGGAGCTGATATGGGTTACACATTTACGGTTGGCAACGCAGTGCCCGTGCATCACAAAGACTATTTCCCACACCTGAGCGCAAGATGGGAGGTGGAGAGCAAGGAACTTGACGAGGCCCCATCGTTTCCTGGTGACGAGATGACAGGAAAAAGCAATTCACGGAGCCCGACGTATTCCGCGTGGTCAGATTTTTGCCGTGCGACTAGTCTGTACGAATTTTTCTACGATGCACGGGGGCACCTTCATGCAGATCATCCTGGCTGTATCGGAATAACGCAAGAAGATGCTGACTTTGTAACTGCTGCGTTGAATCGGTACCGGTCGATCTCGACCCTTCCCGCAGGATTTGAGAAGGACTGGACTTACGAGGGGTCCGCGAACTATGACTACCACCTTGCTCGGCTGATGTGGCTTGAGTTCTGGATGCAGTGGGCAGTGAAGAACTGCGAAACACCAGCCATCCAGAACAATTGATAGCCCAATGACGGACATTCTGAGACTTCCGGGCCGGACGCCGACCAGCATCAACGAGACCGACGAGGGTATGACTATTCACGCGGTGTACACCTGTGGTCCTGAGGCTTGCCCGACATGATTAAATCTAAAACGAAATTAGCTCAGCTTACTGAAGCTTTAGTGACTCACGTGAAACATAACGGACCTGGTCTCACTACTGGTCGTTTAACTGAGAAAGATAAACAGCGGTTGTTAAAGGCTCAGGCCAAGCGCGACAGTAAAGCCTTTAAATTGAGGACTAAAGAATGACCACTTATTCACGGCCCTTCAGTTGTTTATGTGATGGACTAACCGTATCTGGTGATATCCAATCAACACGTAACGGCGGCATCTGTGATTATTCTGTGGACGTTCGGAGCCTCAATATGACTTTCACAATGGTACTTGTTTCGACAATGCCTGTCTTGTATGCAGTGCCCCAAGTACACAATCTTGAACTCATGGATGGAGCACCTATAAGGGTTGTTGACATACGTAACTTACGACCGAGTCCTAGATTAGCAGGACCGCAGGCCTTTGAATACGGAATCCAAGAGTGTGTTAAGTGGCATAAACAGTTAGTGGTGGACCGGAGCCTTAATCATGACTGATCCTGATTTTCAGACTAAAGCTGACGCCCTTTTGTCTGACGGCTCCTTAGTAGACTTCAAATCAGACATTGACTTTGGTAGCATGGAACTTAACGTGTTCAGGATGTTGGCTTACCGCGCAGGACGGTCCGGAAAAAGTGAAGCTTTATTAAATGCTTGTTTCTATTGCTTGAAGTCTAGGTTTGGGGATAAGTCCGAGTCCAAAACTAAGCCAAAGCCGGTTGAGGCAAAACAAAACTATCTGGCCTTAAACTTGAGTGCCTACGGAAATAAAAAGCGTAAGCGTTAAATTATTCAAGCTAGTCAAGCTAGTAACCGAGACTACTGAATATGAGGCATAAACCTATTTCTGATGTTGAGGCTAAATACAAGGCTAGACTCATGGACAGTAATCAAAAGTATGGTACGGGGACCAAGGCTAGTTCAGGTTCACAGGTAGGCTACAAACTAAGGATTGATTTCCTACGTCTGTTAGGCATCGTTTGGTCCATTTCTTACTTCGCGCTACCCATGCTTAAGATATTTCGCGTGCCCCTAGTTGTCGATTGGTCTTGGTACTAGGTGACCTTTCCCTATTGGGGACCCTTCGCCTTGATGCTGGGCGTCATTCTGTTCATTTGCGCAGTGTTTTTTGCTAGTCTGTTTCACCATACTGGTAGCATCTAAAGTGCTAAACTTCTAATTTAAGGAATTTTTATGGGTACTCTAGCGGAGGATCTAGCAGCAGAAGTTAAGTCTCAGGTTGAAGCTGCTGAGCATTTCAAGAATCTTTGGATGCAAGCCAGCGAAGAGTTGGAACGCGTCAAAGCCGAGCTAGTTGAGGAGAAGATTGCGCACAAGGCCACTACCAGATCTTATGAGCACCATCTTAAATTAATGAGGACCTGACCATGCCGCCATCAGGAGGGGATGGACTTTGTGACTTACCTAATACCGAGGGTGCTCGTAAATACCCGGTACTGTTCACAACAACGACTAGAGGCTTCACGAACGCAGCCAAAAGCCTCTCGGCCACGTCCTACGTTTACGAATTCGAAACTAAGATTTCAGCTATTCGTGCGTTCAAGCGGACAAGCAAATGTTGGGTAGCATCGCACATACAAGTTTACGCATCCATGCTATTTGATCCAGATGACGAATAACCGTAAACTCAATCGGCATTTAACGCCAGTTCAGTCAGAATCAACGAACAAGGATTAAAATGAAAACAGTTTACCAAGCGGCAGACGGCAAAATATTTGAATCGGATACCGAGTGTAGCAACTACGAGTTTTTGATAAATGTAGCACAAGACAAGGTCTTTATTCAGGCTGTAACTGAGACTTTTGGACCTCTGGTAACAACCATTATTGACGGCGGTGGCGGTTGTGAGTGTGAGTGTGACGATGATGAGCATGCCCAGGACTACGATGAATGCGGTTGTGACGGCGACGATGACATCCGAGGTATTCCCGTGGACGGAAAGGTGGATTGGGATAATTTAGCAAGAGCACTAGCCTTGAACTTTGCAGCCCTAACCAGCGCGTTTCACAGTTCTGGTCAGAACCCGCAAGTCGAAAAAGGCACAAAGAAAGCGCGCAAGACTCGTCATGCTAAACTTATAGACGGCGAAGTCTAAACTATGAAGGGCCTATAGAAAATGAAATCTATAGGCCTAATTCTACATTTAACCTCTCATCCGCATTCGTCGGCTCGTAAATTTCACACTTTTAAAAACTTGTGCTATTATATTTTCATATAAGTTATGTTGTGCTGAACTTAGACTCAGACTTAAACTTATTTACATAGTACATGGAACTAAAAGGCTGAAATGGCACACATCATATGGACGAAGGAAGAGAAGCACAAGATTGCTCTGGCCGCTTGGCTAACGCGTCAAATTCACCCAGCCCGGAATTTGACGCGAATCGTTAGAGACTCTATGGAAGAGCAAATCGTAAGCTCTAGGCACCGAGACATCCGCCAGTCGCAAAGCTACATGTCTTGGTTGATGCCTCTGTGGAAAATCTTTGATGCTGGTCTAGCAGCCGAGAATCAAGGCTTATCTACATTTCATCTGGATCCTGACAATCCCGAGTCGGCTTTGCTGCCTGTATCTGCAGCAAGAGTAGACGCAGCCCCTAGTGAGAAATATCAGGCAATCAAACCAATGGTTGTTCCTGAAGTCGAAAGACAGGCCTTGGCTCAAGCCCACACCCACTCTCAATCTCAATGTAGTGCTGCACACTGTATGGAAACTTTTAGCCTAGACGAACTATTGGCAGAAGTAACGGTCCGCATCAAAGACCTTTCTAGTCCGGAACAACTGAGGACCCTCATCAGATCGGAAGTTAATGACGTGCTGAATCGTCGACTACCCGGAGTGTTGGCACCAGACGTACCAGAAGAACCAAGGACCGACTTTGAGGACCCTGTATCTCGTACTCGATTACCTAAAGTATGTGTCATAGGTTTGCTGCCCTCTCAACAAGAATTGTTTAGGCACCAATATGCTAATGTGCTGGACCTACATTTTCTTGACGGTAATATTGGATTTAACCGATTAAAGAAAACGGTAGAACTCATGGACTGGACCTACAAAACCAAGTGGGCCAACATTGAGGGTAAGTTATCGTCTTTGGATAAGATTACCTGCACTATGGGTGGCCTAGAGACCCTTCGTAATCTCATTAACAGGCAGCTCAGTGTTGTCCATAATACGTGAACTGGAGTCTCAAATGTTAAATCAAGTCGTCACGAGCGTGGGCACGGGCACTGATAAATCAGCTAAAAAAGCAATGCGTTTGTTGCTCAGTTCTGTATTTCAAGAAACGGAAAATGAAACTGATTCTGGATTCAAATCCGAGGCCAAAGGAAAACCTCTGATTGAGTGTGTCTACGATTTCGTGAAGGTCCAACCGGCTGGATGTACGATCTTCTACATAGTCAAGAACCAAGAGTCCTTACAATACGGTAAGCGTCCTACGTTTGCCTCAATCAGTTCCTCACTATCTTTGTTGAAGAAAGCAGGTATTGTTGAGGTCTCAAAGAATAAAGACCAATCGTCAACGTTTAAAGTGGTTGCCGAGTACTCCAAGGACAGGGCTTATACATCAAAGAAAGGTGTATCAAGACGAGTACCAAATTATGCACATTTGGATACCAAGTTCTTCATTGTGATTCGAAGCGTGGTCCCGGTGTCCCTTGCTGACTGGAGTGACCAAGGTCCTACCTATCGACATCTGATTCATTTTTCGGAATCAGATGGTCCCATGTTTGAATCTGAGGACGTCTGTGAACACAATACGGTCATCGTGATTTCTAATGAGGCTTCCGCACTCCGTCTATACGACCAAATTATAAAATGGTATGCTGAGCACAATCTAGAGACCCCAACAGGATTGCGTATTGCATATGCAGGCTAAAATTATCGGCTATCAGGATTATCCTGTGAAAATAGTTCTTGATCAAAGGCAGTAAAGTTATTCAGGTGGTACGTGTCAAAACGATTGAAGATTTCAATGCAAAGTTTAATCAGATTTGGGGATCGGCTGCGGCTATGCGTAACATCCGAGTAGCTGTCACCAAAAATCCGCTGTACTTTAGTTGATGCTATATCAGCAAATAATTGTTGGCACCAACCCTAATTTAGTATATACTTAGATATAACGAACAACTTTAAGTTGGGTGTCTTTTAACGGGAATAACTAGAAATTATTAAAAGGGAATTTCAAAGTGAAAATTCTTGCTATGTCACTGAATCGGGGGACCGCATTAAAACATGTTGGAAACTTAGCCCCAAAAATCGCAGAGCACATCATCAAGGTATTTTTGTTTCCGCACTGTACCTATACTAAAGGCTGGCTCAAGGAACTTAATGCCTGGTACTCGTCGGTAGCGGATACGGGTAGCAACATAAAGAAGGGCAAGAAGCTTAATGCTGACGACTACTTCGATATCTTGATTAGACCACTTATGGGCGAGGGCCTTAAAAAGATTTATAAAGGTGTAATCGTGGGAAACCCCGAACTTAAACTGGAGAGGTTTCCGATTCGAGATCTGCACGTATTAGACAGCATGACAACAGGCCTGTACCTGCACTTGGCTAATTGTCTGGAGGATGATGAGCCTTGGGAGCACTTCGCTGGGACCCTTAGAAATTATACGCATACGGAAATAAAATGATAGCCAAAAAATATGAGTTTGTAAGCGGGGACGTTATCACTTACCAGGGATACGAGCTGTATCGTATCCGTGCCTTAGTAAGTCTTGGCGGCGGTAGCTCTTCTGTCAAGGCCGGAGCGTTAGGCGGATACATACATTCTGAAGACAATCTCTCACATGAAGGGCAGTGCTGGGTCGGTGGTGAGGCCAAAGCCTGCGGTTATAGTCGTGTTACTGAAGACGCGAAACTCTACGGTACTGCGTGCATATCAGACCACGCAAGCCTAAGTGGTCACGCACGAGTTCTTGGTAACGCTATACTATTCGATCATGCTCTGGTTACCGACTACACAGTAGCTTCTGGTAACGCTGTCATGCACGGTCGATCAAAGCTCACAGGAAACGGCGGAATTAGCGACAATGTTGTTATGGAAGACGACGCGCATATTGCAGGTGTTGCTAGAGTGAGTGGCATGGCTAGACTATTAGGGACTGCTTTCATACAGCACAATGAGGACGTGCAGTGGTACGGCGGCGTAGGGTCTGAGGGTGGGGTACTAACTGCCTATCGATGCTCTGACCAGTGGGTATGGGTGAACAGAGGATGTTTCGTGGGTAGTCTTTCCGAGTTCAAAGAACGCGTTATTTTCGAGCATCGGGATAACAAGTATGGCAAGAACTACCTATTATTAATAGCCGCCATCGAACAATGGTTTTGTTTATGACTACTCAAACCTAAGATCATCAGAATAAGGGACTGAATATGAAGACCAAAGCAGAACTACTGGCCGAACTGAAACTGGTCTACACGAAGGCCAAGGCCGCGTACTACAGTGCTGACGGCAGCAAGAAAAAACTGTTGATGTCCGATGCAGAGTTTGATGCTCTGGAGGACAGGATTCGTAAGCTTGATCCAAAATGGGTAGGACTCAAGAAGACTGGCGTGCAGGTCGAAGATAAGAAGGTTGAAGCCCCGCTTTTTGAACTGATGCCGTCTCTCAACAAAATGTACGAAGATGGGGTGGACAAGTTCTATAAACGCATGACCATGGTAGGGACACGTAAATGGATTTGGATGGATAAACTGGATGGTGCAAGCCTACAGGTCGTTTATGAGAAGGGTAAGCCCTACAAATTATTCACACGCGGTGACGGCACACTTGGTGGCGACGTCAGCTTCTTGCTTCCTGCTCTAGTTAAGTGGGGGCGCATACCGCCACAAATTCCTGTAAACGAAAGCACGGTCTTTCGGCTGGAAGCTTTGATGCGGGTCAAAACTTTTGAGGCTCGGTGGAGTCGCGAGGCCAAGGGCAAAACGGGGTTTGACAATATACGCAATATGACTAACGGCCTCTTCAACCAGAAGAAGGCACACCCTGCCCTTGAATTAATTGATATGGTTGTGTTGGGTGTGTACGGCCTGGAGCTTGAATGCGGTTTGGAACTTGCCAAAGATTGGGGATTTAAAACAGTGCGCTATTCTGTGGTCGTCGACAGTCGTAGTTCAGCGGCGCACTCCTTACACCTCGCAGCTCATAAGGATAGTTCCAACTACGAGATGGACGGTTTAGTAATTGCCCCCGCTAATTTCGTACTGGACTATAAAACAAGCGACAAGCCGAAAGAGTTGGTGGCCTTCAAGTTCAATGACGAGGATAACGCACCCCAAGTCAAAGTTGAATCCATTATTTGGCAGAAAACTCGCTTAAAGCGCTGGATAGGTAAGGTTAAGATTCCCCCAACACTAATGGACGGTGCCATGGTCGAACACGCGACAGCACACAACGCCAAGTGGATGATGGACCGTGGTATAGGGCCTGGAGCTATAATCAAGGTCCTACGTTCAGGTGGTGTCATACCAAAGATTGTTGGTGTCGTCAAGACCGCGAAATTCGAACCGCCTCCTGGTCCCTACAAAATCGAAGGTGTGCATTTCTTGATGTTAGAAGGTGACAAGGCATCCGATGTGCGGGGCATCCATCATTTCATGACCACACTGGATGTTGAGTTCCTGGCCGCTAAGACTTTGGAAAAACTATATTATTCGGGACTTGATTCACCTGAGCAGTATATTGATTTGGTTTACAACTACAATGAATCGGTAGCGACCAATTTTTTGGTTACTGACGGAGGCTTAGGTGAAAAACAATCAGCCAAAATCGTAGTTGAGTTGTGCCGTGTCCTGAAGTCCAAGATTCCAATCAAGCTTTTGATGGTGGCCTCTGGCTGTTTTGAAAAAGGTGGTATGGGCAAACGTAAACTCGAACAGCTGGAAGCCGCTGGCTTGTCTATGGGCGAGCTCTTAACTATGTCCCCGGAGACAATACGTAGCGAGGTCCCCAAGATCAAAGGTTTTAATACCACAACTGCTGAAATTCTTGTAGCTGGTGTTATTGAGTTTCGCAAGTGGTACAAGCGGGTGAAGACTATGCTGGACGTTGATGGCGAAATACCCAAGAAAAAAGTTAGGGCTAAGGGCCTGCCCTTGGCGGGACTAAAAGTTGCTTGGACCAGTTATAGATCAAAGGATGAAGAAAAAACCGTAGAAGAAAATGGTGGCGACATCGTGAAATACGGTGCGTCCATGGACATCCTGCTTTACCGCGAAACTGCAAGGTTTATGGACAAAATCGAAAAAGCTGGTGCCAAGGCCATTACCTGGGATAAATTCTGTATCAAGTACGGAGTAAAATAATGAGTCCTAAAACTGTGCAAGACTACCCAAAACTTTTGCACTGTGTAAATACAGTTGGTAGAAGTATGAACTTGGACTTAGACGCTGAAACCTTGGCTACAATTTTGTCACTTCTGATTCGACAATTTACCGAGGCCCGTTCTTTGTCAAAACTGTTGGCTGCTGAGCGATGGCTAGGCAAACTGAATTTGTCTATTTTAGATTCTATACTAGTGAACAGTCCAAAATTAGAGGCTCACACTATTAGAACGATTTATGCCCAGCAACGTGGGCCTAGTATAGCTCTGGACATGCCTAGTTCTGTTGAATACGTATTATTCCGCATATACAGGATACTGACACGAGCGTCTAACAAATATACATGAGGAACACATATGACTAAGAGTCGCAAAGTCAACGACCTGACACAGTTGCCAGAATTGTTTGTTGAGCCAGAGTCAGAGCCGGAACTAGGTTTCGGGCTTATGCTGGAGGAGGAACAAAATAAACCAGAACCTGTTCAGGATATCCATGATGCTGTATTAGGATTAATGTACAATTATCGCGGATGGACCGTGCATGACGTACAATTAAGGCTACCGGATCACCCAGAATGTTATCTGGTGCCAACGATTATGGCTAAATACGCAGCCGATGGTAGACTGGAGGCTGTCCGTGGCGCGAACGGAATATTGACATTTACTCTAAAGAAGAAAATCTTGGACACGACAATTACCGCGCATAGGGCTAAACGGGTTCACCGAGAACCGAATGTTAGACTGGCCCCTGACCCGAAAGGCGTGATTCGTCCGGAGGAGGGACTAGACATCGGTATCTGGAAAGTGATGTCTGATTACAAGCCACGTACCGCTTATGAAATTCGAAAAATTCTAGCTGAATACAAGTTCGATAGCCGGATTACTGACAAACGATTGGACACCCTGATTAGAACCAATCGATGGTTTGAACGCCGGTCACATAAAGGGAGTGGTACTTCTTATACATTGAGAAAGGATTTCCCGATGCCGTCCTTGCTGAAATCTACTGAAAATTTAGTTGACCAGACACAACCCACTAAGGTCGAGGTTGATGCCTATAATCAGAGTCAGGGCCACGAAACAAAGCATAAAGCGCCAACAAATAATCTGGATATGACTCTGGGTTGGAAGCAAGTAGTACAGGAATCAATTTCAGTTGAAGGCAGCGCCAGCACTAATTCGCAATTTGTCGATCACTCAGCTTCAATGTCAAAAGATGATCCCTTGATTGTCCTGATATGGAAAGCGATGTCCGATAGGAAGCCTTATAAATCAGCTGACATCGCGGCATTAATTCAGGCAGTTAGACCCGACTTGAAGGCCCTACGTATTCAGAACACGATGTCAACAATGAAAGCCAAGGGCTGGTTCATTACTGAACCTGCAGCGGGCCTGACTAAAGGTGCTGTCGCGGGATTAATGTGGAGACTCAAGCCTGAAATAGTTGATCCGCATAGCTACACAACAACGGATGCCAACTATAAATACAAAAATATTGACAAGCAAGAACTTGAAAAACAAGTAATGCAAATTGCACCGGAGAAACTTGAAATGCCCAGCGTCAACACTAGCCAAAGTCTACAAACACCAGCTTCTAAATCTTTGGTCCAGGTCAGGGTCCACGAATCCTTAGTCCAAGAAGTACCATTGTTGGACCTAACTGTTCGTATTAAAGGATTGCCCCTCAGCCTAAGCGAGTGCCGCCAACTGGTTCACGAGTTACGGAACTTGGGTTATGGTAAAGTTGTGGCTCCAGCCCAAAATAGTCTGGTTAACCGGTCGATCACCATTAAAGACACCGATTTTTCTGAACCCGAGTTAGAGACCCTTATCAAAGGCTTAGTCGCAGAAGGTCTAGTATTGGCAAATAAATAAAAGACATGACCACACCATTTATTAGACGTGAGGGATTCTGGCGAGATAGTGCCGATTCGATCTTACCGATTCCCAGGACAAAAGCTAAGCCTTGGCCGGGGCACCAACGTTTTCTTGACAAGTTAAAAGACAAAGAGGAAGATGCAGCAACACTATGTACCTCGTACCGTGGTTGGTCGACGTGCCGCATCTGCAATAAAGGAAATGGTTGTTCACAATATTCGTCTGATGGGTGGACTTGGCCTTCTGGGTTCCGACATTACGTTGAGGTCCATCTCGTCAGGCCTTCATTGGCCTTTGAGGAATTTATAATTGGGGAGCATCTGAAATGAGTATGATTAATAGCTCTAATTATTTAGAAGCATTGATTCGTGACCCCACCGTCATAGGCTTTAGTATTGTAGGTTGTCCAGGACTCACGTATGCGAACTCTGTGCATAGTCCCTCAACAGGTGGGCGCGTAACCAAGACTGTTCTATTCCTGCATGATGAGCTGCGTAGTGCTGATTCTCTAACACCGACAGAACGTCGACCGCTGATTAGAAAGCTCGTGAGTCTTGGTCACTCCAATGGTGCCATAGGTAGGATGCTTGGTATTTCGGTTTGGTGTGTTGAGCAGGCGTTGTATAATGATGATTCTGCATGAGGACCTATGGTATTTCACAGAGTCTGCCGAGGGTGAGAAACGGGCAGTCCACGTCATACCGCGCTTGAATGTTAGGGACAAAGGTTTCTATAGAGAAGTAGTAAGTATGGGCGCGTTCGATGAGCGTAACGTCGAACGCATATACAACAAGAAGAAAAAGAAGACTGAGCACCTAGGTGGTATTCGGTTTCACCATGCCAGACTTATTGACTTCGAAATTCACCTGAGGTTCGAGGTTAGAGCTTATGCTCTAACCGCCGATATATCACCATTGCATACGTTTCCTTGGTATGCGCGTCCTAACCTACGGGCCTTCTACACGGCTATAGATTACGACTACAAGAGAGGTAGACTTAATCATGGAATCAGCATTGACCAAGCGTGAAGGTTTTTGGTATTCGAAGTACGAACAGGGTCTGCCTCACCCAGTGAGTGCTAGTGATGGGTGGAACCCTTATCAATTTCTTGCAGTGTTAGTTCCATTCGAGGACAAGTTACTGGCTGAAGCTATGTCCGCCGTTCTAGCGCACAACAAGGAGTACGCAGAGTACTATGATACCTGGGGCAGCATTCATCCCGACAACCGACCCCCTCAGCCGCGATACGAAGAAGCGTTAGTCCTTAGTTACATGGGGTCGTCTAATTGTCGGATCTGTGATTCGCAGGGTCGTGATATGGGCTACCGCGAATTCCACGTTGGTGACTGGGTGTGGCCCGAAGGTTATCGACACTACATCGAGGTGCATAACGTGAAGCCTAGTGACGAGTTCATGGCCTTCATTACGGACGTTGCCACTTGGCTTGACATCAAACCAAAGGAAAGATATGGCATTAGTTAATCTGAATAGCTATGACGCAGAGTTCGGACGCAGCTTGCAGTTACCTAAATGTAATCGCGATGCTTGTAGTTCAAAATTCGCACCCGTGTTTAATAAAGCAACTAAAACTTATTACTGTATTCCGTGTGCTAACAGGCTCAACGAATACCCTCACGCGCCCCCGTGCTGTGAGGTATTGACTCCAGAACAGGAACTAGAAGCACATCAAAAGTTCTTGAACGGTGAACTGTACGTTGGAGTCCAGAGGCTGGAAGCTTGGGAAGCAGCTAACCCGGGCTATAACATACGTTCAAATGTGCTATCATGAAAATCAAAATACTGAAAGTTCAGGTCAATCACTACTTGCTCAGTCCCAACTAATAGCAATATTATTTAATCTAGGATTTCAATATGGGTGGTTGGAAACCTTTTCATGATAGCTGCAGCAGCTCACCTTATGCTGTAGCTAACAGCAATCCGAATCCATATAATTTTAAGATTCTTCAGTCTGTGGTGACCCGCTATGCTTCTAAAGTTTGTTTAGTTGTTAAAATTCACTATCCAGATGCCAAAAATTTTGAGGGTATAAAAATACTGGTATATTGTGATATAGACGGTGCTGATAACCTACTGGCTAAACTGAGTAACAAAATCGATCCTCATTTCAATGATTCAGGACCATGTCCTGATGCTAGGTTCCCGCCTACGCAGAAAGGCTGGCGAAATGCTTTAGCCTTTGCTAAATTACTGGTTAGACTAGAATCTTAATTAAACTCTAAATAATTGTTGACGTTGGCACCAACCTAAACTATACTGGAATCACTCCACTGAATCAAACAACCCAACGAAAAGGAAGAACAAAATGATCCACGCGCGAATCACCATCACAGCCTTCGGTGGAACTGATTACAGAACCGGTGCCGACCGTCTTCCTCGTACTTTTGAAGTTTGTGGTTATAACAAAGAAGAATGCAAGTCTAAAGCACTTGACATGTATGGTGACTATAGCCAAGTCTCCAAGTACGTTGAATTCGATCCTGATTTTCCGCCCCAGTATGCCCACATGGACGAAGAAGATCTATAAAATCTAGTGTCAAATCTGCCCTTAGCTCAACGGATAGAGCAACAGCCTTCTAAGCTGTGGGTCTAGGTTCGATTCCTAGAGGGCAGACCAACTATAAACTATTTAAAATAAATGTTGGCACCAGCACCAAATTAGTCTATACTGGGTTCATGGTTAAGTAATAACCGATTCAAAGTCCTAACGAAAAAGGAAAAGATCATGAACTATTCAGTAGACCCCCATATTTTAGCCCTAATCCTAGTGGCTGTTATTGCTGGTGCCTTGATCGTCGCCTTCTGGCGAATTGCCTTGGTAGCAGCCCTAATTGTTGTTGTACTCGTGTTCATGGGCCACAGTTCGGATCCGATGACCGGGGTCTCCGATTTCTTAGGTTCAGCCGTTGATGCCTATCATGCGAAGCTGAATCAGAATTTAATCACCATTCCGCCAGTAACTGTTGGTGACGTCCTGAACAAGGCTACTGACGTAGCCTCGTCTGCCATCTCAAATGCTGATGTGCCTCCGGTTGCGAGCGCGAGTTCCACACCAGCAGAGACCGACGAGGCTGGGCCAGCAAACGAGTCCAGCAACCCGAATGCACCATCCCCGATGTCACAGGTTGAACACCAGTTTTTGGACCAGTGCATGGCTCGAAATGATAACAATGCTCGTCAATGCGTGGTCGACTGGTACGCAAAGAATCCTTGGGCTTGGAATAAGAAACAGGCTGAAATCAGTGAACAAGAAAAGTCTGACGATGAGGATACGGACACGAAAGAAATTGAAGCCGACAACAAGGCCGACAGTTCCAACTCAATCGTCCCCCCAATTCAGAGTACGAAGATCATCGTACAGGATCAACAGTAAGGATTTATCATGTCGTTAAAGCAAGCCTTATGTGAACGTTGCCACAAATTTGGATATATTGGTTACGACGAAGAGATGGAACAAAGTATATGCGGTAAATGTAGTCTAGACTTTACTGAGTCCATGGAACAGTACGAGATCGACAAGCATCACCGCATTGCCGAAAGCAACGAATATTAAGGACCCAACAATGTACAAATTTGAACAACAATCCAAGTTAAATTCTACCTTGGGACTGCTTGGTGCCTGTATCCTTGGTATGCTTCTGGCCATCACCATATTCTTTCAACTTAGCTAGGACTTGAAATGACACATGTTAAGGCAGCAGAACGATTGATTGCCACGTCCTTCGTTGGGGCTATGGCTAACTTGAATCCGAAGACGACGGGCATACCTCATGTTGTCGTGTGGATTTCAAAGAAGGAACCAACACATGCTTGTCGTGTGAAAGTTTCCAATATACGCGGTAAGTTCTCGGGCGAGGACAATTTTTCAATCGCGCTTCACGATGAGTCTATCGAAGGCGAAGTGAAGGTTTCGCCGAAAGATGTGAAGGCCGTCATCGAATGGATGAACCTGAACCGTAAGGTCATTCTGAAATATTGGAATGACCCCGAGTTTGACGTTGCCGAGTTGCTGGCGAAACTCAAAAAGATTTGATTAGATGTTGGCACCATCTTAAATTGTGCTATACTGGAATCACTGCACTGAAGCAAACAGTCCAACGAAAAGGAAGAATAAAATGGGTACGCGAGCAATCACCAATGTTTTTGAAAACCAACAGCCTCTTGTTAGCCTGTACGTTCATAGCGATGGCTATCCTTCGGGCCACGGACTGGCACTGGCAGAATTTCTCAGTACCCAGCGTTTAGTTACCGGGTTAGGTCCAGCTGATACACAACGAAGTTGTAACGGCGCTGGCTGTTTGGCTGCCCAATTGATTGCTTCACTCAAAACATGCCCCGGCCATATTTATGTTCGGGCTTATGACGCAGCTGCGACTGAAGAATTCAGATACGATATTCGAGTCGAAACCTGGGTTGGGCTTGAAGCCCCAACTCTGCGCGTTCAAGTTTTTAGTCGGAAGCCCGAAATGTTGTTCTCGGGTGGTGTCGAGGAATTCCTTAAATGGTGTAAGTCGGAAGCTTGAATCTGAACCGTAAGGTCATTCTCAAGTGTTGGAACGACCCTGAGTTTGACGCTGCCTAGTTTCTAGGGATTACCATGAACGACAAACCCTGTTACGCGAACGCAGACTGCATGTCTGCCGCCTGGAACGATGGACACACCTATGGTCTAAAAGGTGTGTACGCCCAGAACTACATAGACCTAAATACTCAGGCATGGTTTGATTATGCAGACGGCTGGACGACCGGGTACGCTGAACGAGACATATATCATGACGACAAAGAATAGCAACAAGCAGATAGATAAGGTGATGGCTTTCTTGTGCTCCTTCCTAGGTACGGGCTATGAGTTGGAATCTTATTACGGCACGGGACACGGTGTTAGCTGGCCCACGCAGAATATAAATAATCTGGTGATTCAGGTAGATTTGAGTACCTGTGTGGGTGGTCGTCGCAGTTTCCTACTTGATGTGTGGTTATGGACTGCATACGAGGATACCGACGTAGACGGCGCACGTTTTACCATAAAGTTCAGTACGTTTACGAGCTTCCAAAAGAGCTGGGAGCGAAAGCTAGGCGAAGTTGTCGAGGACTATCGCGCAGACATACGCAGAATCCAGCTCGGTATAGACGACACCCAAGCCTTTATGTTGAAGGTAACGCAATTGCCGCTACCTCAGAATTGATTAAGAGACTGACTGACGGGTTGAGTGTGCGTGTGGTATAATTGAAGTGTCACACGCATTCACACCAATCAATCTAATTGGGGGATTCACTATGAGCCTCAGATCGAAGGCTAAAGCAGAGAAGAAACGTGAGCAATTAAGACTGCAACGCGAACGAGAGGTTGCAGCAGTAAATGCACGCGTAGCAGAATTGAAGACTAGGACCGCAGGATTTGCCAGGTCACCGCGCCCGCCAGAAATGGATGAAGCCTATAACCGCGCAAAGATACCGGTCTACGCACGACAGAACAAAGTACACCATGTCGGGACTTTGCACTCACGGTTTGATATGTCCGTGACGCCAAAGAAACCCGTGGTTGTTGGTGATGGTGGTGAGACCTCAGAAGAATTAATGTTGCGCGAGGTGAAGGCCCTAGAGCGCACTCGCGAGATCCAGAAGAGAGTTGACGTCGCCTTTAATAAGGGAGGGCTTCAACTCCTATCAGAGGGTGAGTTCGAAGCCATGCGTAAAGGTGAGTTAAGGAGACGGTCATGAAGTTGGAAGTCGGTGACAAGATACATTGGCTAGGCGGCGACCGATCTGGATTAAAATCGAGGCCGACTAAAGATGGTACCATCATTAGTATAAATCCTGGTGCTAGACGCCCAATGGAGCCTGAGTGGGTTTATGTGGCACCTTGGGTCAAAGCGGGGTTCCCAATCTTGATTTTGGTGCGGGACATCGTAAAGGTCAACGGCAAGGATGTTAGAGCTGAAGCCAAAGTAGAGAAGGATATGCAAGAACACATGCTGCTTGTCTACGAATTCGCGTCGTCTTACAACCGTGACTCACTACGCGACCCAGACGCATACGCAAAAATACACGCCGCACTCAAACAGCGGATGCGTGAGCTTTTCCGCAAAGCCAATGCCAACAAAGAAGGGAGCGCCACATGAGCTACATGAATACTGAAGTCCCCGCATCTGGGCCTAATTTTGATCTTCTGCGTGAAGCCTTTAAAGTTATTGAGGATTCACCTGAAGAGGAAATCAACCTAGATAAATGGGTGTGCGGCACCCAGTTCTGTGCCGGAGGTAAGCTAACCACGGTTAAGAAATTCCAAGACCTAGGTCTTGGACTCACACCTCTATATGGTGATCGGAGATACCCACCAGATTGGTTGTATCTGTCTGTGGATGGTAATAACTTTCTGGGATTTAAGGCCCTGTCTAACCTATTCGGTATACCCTATCCCGACGCAGAATTTCTATTCGATAGCGTTATCGATAATTACCATGACGAACCACGCAGTGTAGACTGGGAGAAATGTACTGACCGTCAAATCTTCCTGTCCCGTATGCGTGTATACTTTATCAGAGAAGGCCAAACTCTTTAAGGACTCAAATGGACTCAGTCTTGAAAGACCAGGGGATCCCAAACTTCGATCTGCTGCGTGCTGCTTACGAAGTGATAAAAGATTCTCCTGACGAGGAAATCAACCTGGATACCTGGGTGTGCGGAACGCAGTTCTGTGCTGCTGGCAAGTTAACACAGGCAAAGAAATTCAGAGACCTTGGATTACGTCTAGAACGTGATAGGCGTTTTTTTGACGACGACCTGACGTACTTCCACCTAGTGTTTAGAACATCAGAAGATGCGGACCCGAGTTATAGTTTTAACGCGCTGTCGAAATTATTTAATTTTCCTAGGACTTGTTATGACCTTATTGCTAGGGAACTTTTTGACTCAGTAAAAACTAACGAACAAATTGAGGACTATGTAGATTGGTCTGCCTGTACCGACCGTCAAATATTTTTATCGCGCATGCGTCTATTCTTTACTAAACACAATCAAGTTTTGGTCTAAGACTATGAACCATAATCCACAAATAGTAGCTCTGATTTTTGCTGTGCTTGCCCTAACCCTGAGCTTATTCTCCATATCTTATTCTTGGTTTCGTTGGTATCGAAAAGATTATGTGACTCGCTATCTACTCAAGTCAGAGTTGAAACGAATGCAGGTCTTGACCGAAGCCTTCAACAAGGTTTATATTAAGACTTCATCAGCGGCTGATGATGAGGATTGGTTAGAGGCTGCATTGATTGCCCGACAAATAGTTAAGGCTCTAGGCACCAATGATTTAATAGACGACTCATCATTTTATCAAGTCTACTCAAAAAACATTTCCTGATATTGAACAGACAAGCTATGAAAATTCGCATAATTAACCATGGACGTTCGTTCGAAATTGATCCTTATGAAAAATGTGGGTCACCCTCGGTAGGTCGGGGTCGAACTATGAAAGAAGCGTTAGGCGATTTTCTGATCAGTTATCAGAAAGAGCTGGGGCTTGAAATTGATCTAGATGAAGCAGCACAGAAAACAGAAAGAAATCGCCGTCGGCGGGAACTAGCTAAACGCTAAAGGTAAATAACATGACTGATCGTTATCATTCTCTTACAGTTGTGCTGGACAAAGACCTACGCGAGGACGACGCAGAAGTTATAATCTCTGCGATAAAGTGCTTGCGTAGTGTCGTCAGTGTTACCGGCAATGTTAGTGTTGCCGACTACGACCTTCACGTGGCACAAGTGCGCGCACGTATGGACATCATCGATAAGTTGAACGAGGCACTATACCCGAAGAACCAAACGAAATGAAATACTCCTACAACGAAGTCGAGCTTCGCGTAGTTGCCTTAAAGCTTAAGGGGCAGGTGACTGCGTACCCTTACGGGTCAGTTCAGGACATTGAGCAGCTGATTCTGAAAGACATGCGGGAAATCATAGATGAGAATTACGACGCACTCTCAGAAGGACGTGCTTCGTTCAACATGATGGTCGGTGGTTATTACATTGCGGTCAATAGTTACCCAGCTGACAAGCATAGACCAGAGCATGAAGTATGCGTTACGTTCTTGTTGAGTCCTACGCACTTTTTCATAAAGGAGGCTGAAGCACTGTATGGTACAGAGTTAGAAATTTACAGAGTCATAAATGTTGTTGACGATGACGACGAGGACTACTTACGCTGAAAGCCTGGACTGACTATCCGATAACCCAATTGGGTGACCGCCCGCACGCAGAGGCACCCGTGCGCGAAGTCGAGATCATAAGCTACGACCGTAACAAGTATTGCCAAGTATTAGTTGGCGGTGTTATCGAATCGATAAAGCGTGGGTATATATATACCGCAAGCCCGGTCGCTATGGCGAGGTACGCATTGTGGACAGGCGTCGGCTCAGGGACTACCGTGGTAGACACATATGGAAGCTTGAACGCGCTTGGGGTCACCAGACGAGCTATCATATCTACTCGTATGATCCGCAACAATCGTACCCAGATTTTGAATCTATTTCTGCAGTTAAGGCCTATATAGTTAAGCATCAGATCACCGAGGGGGAAGTCTGGAAAGACCATAGCACGTATGGCCATGGCACTTCACGTTTTGACCACGATTTTTGGCGATCCATCAACGACCCCGGTTACAAACGGCTGGAACCCAATCAGGTGTGCGCCATGTGGGAAGGGCTGGATCCACGCGCTATCGTAGACAGCGGACGGCCGTACAAAGAGTGGGAACCAATGTTGCGGCAGGCCTTCGCCCGTGCGATTGAGGACCACGTATTGCAGGAACTAACCAATAATGCAACTCAACCTAAAACATAGGGCAGTACTCGGGGCCTTCACCTTCTACACTAGATGGACCACCTTCAAGGACTTGAGAGGGCTGCAAGCTCGTCACATTCACAAGCTAAGCCCACGGACGTTCGACAACTTGTGGCGTGTGGGCTATGTAGCACTTGGTATATCCAATACGTGTAAGGCGCTGGTAAAGGCGGGTCTCATGGTGCGCGTCGGTGAAGTCTATAGGCCATGGACCTCACCTAGAGGAGTGGACTGCGCGTATAAAAGCCCGGTCTTTGCCCCCACTGACTACGGACTGATGCTCATGTTAAATGAGCTGGATCTCGCGTGCCTGCCACTAGAGAAAGACCTACAAATCTTACGCCTCGACATTAGGAAATCTGAATCTGATAGTTACCACCCACGTTTCGCCATGCATGCACCACGTACCTGGGATATTGACTTCCGCCAGCATATTCTATGATATTCTATGGGACCCAACGGAAGCCGATCATTTAAAACTCAGTAGAAATCGTAGACGTCTATTAGGAAATTGATATGAACATCACTGATGCACTTGCAATTCTATGCGCTCCTAACATCAAGCTTGGTCCGGAGCTAGTGGCTGAAGCTAAGCTTACGGTCAACAACCACGTTGTTTCAAACTTTCTGACACTATCCAAGCCGGATCCCGATCGAACGGCGAACGACAGTGCAGAAGAAGCAGCGAGAGAACTTGAAGACGCATTTAGAGAGCTGGACGAGATGGGCAGCGAGAAGCCCGATGCGTATATCCATACGATCACTTGGCACGATACTACGATTCGCTGGGTGTCGAAGTGTGATACAGTACCAGCTAAGTATAGGCCGTATTTAAGTCCCCGTGATGCCGTTCATACGGCAGAGGCCTTAGTTAAACGTGTAGACTCCAGTGTGTCTTCCCACCAACCACTAAAGAAGGTTGGTGGGACGAGCAGGGACGCAGTTTCCCGCCTACGTGCCTTCGTCAAAGCCTACAAAGCTGCACCCGGTTGGTATACTTCGCCCAATCCTACGCTGTACACCGTCAATAGTGAAAAGGAAGGTCGTCACTCAATTTTATTCGCTGACCTTGAACGGGTTCTTTCCCGTTTCATTCCCTTTGAGGAGTAGTCATGGGACTCTCACCGCTAAAGAGTTGCTCGTCGTCTCCTTACGCTGCACCCAACAGCAATCCAAGTCCATCGAATTTCAAGATCATCAATTCGCGAACATTCCCAGGCCTGGACCAAGACGTGTTGGTTCTTCAAGTTCACTACCCCGATGCCAAAAACTATGAAGGGATGAAGACCTTGGTTTATCTTGGTTACTCCTCGGTGGCTGAACTTCTGGACCAAGCACAAAACAAATTAGACCCGCACTTCGCGTCCTCCGGGGTTAGTCCAATTGCTCGTTTCCAACCCACTACTAGCGGTTGGTCGAACGCCTGCAAATTCGCGAAGATGTTAGTTTCGGCTCAAATCTGAGGACTACTATGTCAATCGCGGATGACCTATGCAACGGAGTTCGTTCCCAAGCCGCGCTGGCCGAGCATTTCAAGAATTTGTGGATGCAGGCCAACATCGAGCTTGAAAGCGAGAAAGCTCGCACGGCTGAATTACTGAAGTTGGTGCCTAAGGAAAAACTGGGACAACTCAAGCAGTTAATTTATTCAAGCCTGCATATCACAGTGATTATGACCGTCATCCAACTAAAAACGTTCGTTCAATGTCAGACAAACAATTGTGGTTACATCGTGTGCGCACATTCCTGTCGGAGTACGAGACAACACCCTAAGGATTTTCGTCATTAAAACGGCGGAGTAAATACAAATTGAATCAAACTGAACACAGAGAGTGTTCTTTTATTAACTGCAAAGGAGATTTGCAAATGTCAAACATCTATGAGTATGAATTCGATATGCTTGTGTTCATTGGTCGATTTCGCCCCTTACATAATGGCCACAAGCATGTTATTGATGAAGCATTAAAGAAAGCGCGTCATGTACTGGTCTTGACGGGTTCAGCCAACCGCCCTCGTACCCGAAAGAATCCCTGGACGGCAGTTGAAGTCGAAGAGATGCTATGGCGCACGTACAAGCAGGAAATCAGAGACAGTCGCATCATCGTTCAGTTCTTAGACGATCACATGCATGACCACGATTTCCACTGGTGTATGGATGTCCATAAGAAGGTTGCTTACGTTCAGAACAAACTTGCAGATGATGATTGGCCTATACCTAGGACTATAGGACTGATTGGTTTCTCTAAGGACCATACCTCGTACTATCTGAAGAAATTCCCGCAGTGGGGTTCAGTCAACGTGCATGGTTACAAGGTACAACAGTTGGGTATGCCCGGCTTAGGTGTGACTCTAAATGCAACGGATCTACGCGATTCCATTCTGGCCGGTACGTGGAACTATTCACGGCAGCACGTACCTGAACCCGTGGCGGAGTATCTTGATACTTGGATTCCACGTAACGTTGAGTTTATAGATGGTTTGCGCGATCAGCGTGACTTTGCTGCTCAGTACAAAATTGAGCACCAGTATGCGGGCAACAAACCCTATCGTCCTATAATGACGACTACTGATTCAGTGTTCATTCAGTCATCACACGTACTGCTGGGTAAACGCAAATTGAATCCTGGTAAAGGACTGTGGGCGCTACCAGGTGGATTTGCACACGATGACGAAGTGTTAGCTGACAGTTCATTGCGTGAATCTCACGAGGAAACACGCATTAAGTTACCGCGTTCAATGTTGGACCTGTCATTCAGGTTCAAGCACGTGTTCTCTGATCCGAATCGGTCAGATGACCGGGGACGCATCATCACGCATGCGTATCTGTATCTACTGAACGACAATACTTCTTTACCTCTCGTAGAGGCAAACGATGATTTCGAAGAGGTCAAGTGGGTACCGCTCGGGCTACTTCAAGCGCATGAGCTATACTCGGATCACTTCTGGATCATCCATAAGATGATTAACTTGATTCCGTGTGATTAATAATTCCGTGTTCGGTCGTTTATACTAGACCAAACCCTAGGCAGAGAGCCTGGGTCTTTAAAAACTGCAAAGGAGATTTGCCATGACTTACGGATTTGCTTTAGGGTCGGACAGCTACAAGTATTCGCATGGACCGCAGCTGCCCGACGATTTGAAATACGCCAGTAACTATGGTTCAGCTCGTAGTCTGAACATGTACAAGCAGGTACTGTGGTTTGGTCTCCAAAGTTGGAAGCGGAAGCTGATGAAGAATCCGCTGACAATGGAAAGTGTGGAGTACGCAAACCGTCGTATTGTCGAGCACTGCGGCATCTTTCCATACGAAGAGTTCAAGCGTATCGTTGAGGTCCATAACGGACTGCCTCCGGTTCGCATTGAAGCTCTTCCCGAGGGGTTGATTGTTCCGGTCGGTGTCCCGTGTTATCAGGTAGTAAGCACGGACCCGTTATTGCCGACTCTTGGTTCGTTTCTTGAGACCGAGATTCTGCGTGCTGCATGGTATCAGTCTTCGGTCGCTACACTGAGCTGGCATATCAAACAGGACTTGCGTAAGTGGTTAGAGCAAACGTGCGATAATCCCGAGGAAGAGCTTGCATTTCGCTTGCATGACTTTGGGGGTCGCGGTGCCAGTTCTGAAGAATCAGCTGCGCTTGGTGGTATGTCGCATTTGATCAACTTTATGGGCACTGATACTGTCCCAGCCTTAGAGGCCGCAACCGAGTTCTACGATGAATGGATGGCGGGGTATTCAATTCCTGCCATGGAACATTTCACCGTGACCGCATGGGGTCGTGAAAGGGAAGCCCAAGCTTACGAACGCATGATTGATGTGTATGGTGGCGAAGGCAAGAAGTACGCGTGTGTTTGCGATGCTTACGATCAACGTAACTCAGTAGATAACATCTGGGGCAAGCAGTTGAAGGATAAGGTCTTGGCGAAAGGTGGTACCGCCGTCATCCGTCTTGACTCAGGTAAGCCTATCGCAGAAGTTGTTTACGCGGTTAAGTCTATCGCTAACTCTTACGGTTTCCACACCAATAAGAAGGGTTACGATGTGGTGAACCCTGCAGCACGCATTATCCAGGGTGACGGCGTAAACCGTACATCCATTAACGGTATCTGTCACGCTTTGGAGCTTAACAAGCTCTCAATCGAGAATAACGGGTACGGTATGGGTGGTGCGCTGTTGCAAGAAGTTATGCGGGATGACTTAGGTTGGGCGCAGAAGGCTTCAGCGATTTCCGCTGATGGTGAACATTGGACGGGTATCAACAAGAGTCCGATTACTGCACCTGAGAAAGCGTCGCTGAAGGGTCGTCAGATGGTTGTATATGACGCTACAGGCAAAATGATTGCTGTCCCGAAAGGCTCGCGTCCTGAGAGTCAGAATCTTCTGCGTGTTGTGTACGAGAATGGTGTATCGTACAACGACCAGACCTTTGCGCAAGTCCGGGCAAATAGCAATCTGAAGTAATCACACCTATTATAGCACGTAGTAAATAAATGGGGATACTACTCACTGCACTGTTGGTATCCCCATTTCCCTACCAAAAGGAGATTCGCATGCTTGAGACGCTCTCTGCACTAACGGCCCGAAAGCTCATAGCTGATTTACAATCGGCACTTGCTGCAGTGGTGACAAAATGACCCCAGACGAAACCCTTGGGTTTGTAATAGCCCTCTTGTTGATCATGGCTTTCGTGCATTTCTGTTACACGACGAATGCCAATGCTAAAGCTACTCAAGTTCTAGAGACGCATCTTAGACACTATTTATAGTCGAACTGCTGGAAAACAGCAAATTGCTGGAAAACAGCAAATACTCCTAGCAGACTTGGAAGCTGTTTTGGATAGCTTCACCGAAACTTAAATATAAATGTTGGCACCAGCTTCAATCTTTACTATACTGAATTCATTGAAAGTCCTAACGAAAGGGAAAATCATGATTCATCAAACTTATTACCTCGGGACCGGGCGCAAAAAACGCGATGTATACCACGCTTACTGCTTGACTACAATTGAGGTATAACCCATGAAGTCCAAACTAATTTACTGTCTGTCTGTTCTATTCTTGACGGCCAGCATCTGCGGTGCTCCAATGTACCCGAAGCTCAGTTTAGTTCTAGCCTTTATGTATGGCTTGGGTCAAGCCTCTTTAATAGTGATCTTGTGTTATCCTATGTTCAGGATTTGGCTTAAACTCAAACACCGAACACGAGCAAGCAATCAACAACACAAGCACAAAGGAAACGAGGAACCTGCATGAACTCAAACAAAGATCCACGAAAGCTCACGGACCAGGAAATCGAGAAACTAGCTAACAATACCACGCGATTCGCTGGTCACGAACTGGGTTCACCGCCCGAACGTGAGGCTCGTTTCCTAGCTGTCTTGGACGCGTTAGAGAGTCAAGTACCGGTTGACCGGTCGTCACCTATAATTGTGGTTGCACCAAGGGCTATGCACAATTTGTGGCGATTCACTGTGAATTCACTGAAGGAACAACGCTTAACCGCTCGTAAAGTTTTGTTTATGAACGTGCTGGACTTGAAGCATCACATTCCGAATATGCACATTTCTCACATTCTGTTTATTGATGAAATGTACCCTGATCAGCGACCAGTGTTAAAAGTGACGTTGAGCCTGATGAACCCTAATCTTAATCACAGAGTGTTCGCGACTCGTCCACCTCTAATGGACGCTGGCGTAATTTAAAATAATTGTTGGCACCAGCTTCAATCTGTATTATACTGGAATCACTGCACTGAAGCGTGAACCAACAACCCAACTAAAGGAACAAGATCATGACCATTCTTTCTTATCAAAACGATCCCAAAGTAAAAGAAATGTTTCAAGCGCGTTTTGATCAACACCGTGTCGCTGATGAAGTACTCCAAGGTACGGGTTTTTCAGGGGGACGTGGCTGTTTTATCGGCTGTACAATGAACGAATACAATCATGAATCTTTTGCCAAACAAATCAGGCCTCAATGGCTAGCACATTTGGCTGACTCTATTTTTGAAGGCTTGCCAGCTATAGAGGCTCCTCAATTTGGTACTGACTTATTGGAGGCAATCCCCATAGGGAAGGATTTGGAGCCTGTCCAATGGAAATTAGCAGTTGCCCGTCACGAACGGCAGCTGGAGGCCTTAAAAGATAACAAAGAGGACTACGCTGTCCAGTGTCTAGATGCCCTCCAGTTGATTATCAACTATTGCAGGGCAAAGATTGAGGGAACAGCTACGGAGGACCAGCGTAAAGAAGCAGCACATTCAGCACGGGCAGCAGGTTCTTTCGATATCGTCCGGTCAGCAGCAGATTCAGCACTGTCAGCAGCCTACTGGTCAGTAACAGGTTCAGCAGTATGGTCATCAGCACTTTCAGCCTACTGGTCAGCAGTATGGTCATCAGCAGAGTTAGCACTGTCAGCCAATTCAGCTGAATCTCATTGGCTCTGGGAGCGCGATACCTTACTGAAGCTGTTGATTGAGGCTTGAAATCAAACTAGTCATCATTAGTTTTAGCTGTCTGCTTAGTTAATACACAACGTAAATAAGGAACAAGATCATGTTTGATATTCCGGTTGACCAAGTTTTATACGAGGCTGAGGAAGAGATTAGTGTTCTCCTCAACATAACCCGGAATATCAATAGTTTCTTATTCGACAATCGTAATGTAGAATTAAGTACTGCTGATATTGTTTTTGCATCCGAGACTTTCCAGGAAAATGTAGGACTTAATCTGACGGAAGTCCAGATGCGAGGTATTATAAGCTTATATCCTCATGCACGAATCAAACTAGCTTATTACGGAGAAGATACAGAGACTGTAGATTGCTTACTAGATGCTTTTGCTCATTTCTTTCTCGGTTGTCAATGGCCAACTTACGGGGATGATGTAAGCCCAAATGTTTTCCGCCAAGCTATGCATGCCCGTATGCGAGCAATGAAGTTCATCAATAACTAGACAGCTATGATTTCACACACTTCCGAAGTCGTGCAACTATTGAGTAACGAACAGCACGTGATGATACTAGATGGATCCGGAGTTCCGGCTATTGTCCATCACTATAGTCTGCCGTATCCGGTAATCAAGCACCTTAACTACATCAAGGTAGTAGAAACAGAACGTGTGTTGAAGGTGCCTAAGCACCAACAAGATTTTAGGTTTCCCTCATCCGCACCCGAGGCCCAGCCTATTTATGCTCACACCAAATTAGGATTTGACACTTATGGCGATCAAGCCTTAGTATGGAACATCGGGTTGAAGGCTTCTAACGGATTTTCCATTCCAAGCACGGCTGTCATTGACTCCTGTTATGTGCTGATTGATGAATCTTTAGTAAAACAGCGGGCACCTATGGAGACCTTCGGTCGCGAAGCCTACTTGCGACATAGATATAACAACCATATCCTGGTCTGAGCATAGCCTCAACGTTACGGAGAATTTTATGGACAAACCAAGTTGGACTAATGCCCCGAATTGGGCTGAATGGCTATTCCAGTACGACCAGGATAGCTGGTACTGGAGCGAGTATGAGCCCATCAGGAACGGTAACTCTTGGGAGTCTCTACCCGGCCGCGCCGAGTACGCGGGACCGGGAGCCTTAAAAGTTAAGGAGCAAAGACCTCCTAACTCGTAGGTAAACCTTTAGCTGAGTTCTATCGGGTTTAGTTCAAAATTAGAAATAGAGAAAACAACCATGGCAAAAATACTTGCAATAACGCCGAGTTCGGGACTCAGAATCGAGGCCATCAAATTCGAAGATGGATCCAAGCGTATTTCAATCCGCCAAATCTACAAGACTAAGAAAGAACCGGATGACTGGAAAATAGGTCGTAACGGTATTACCATTCCTTTTGAGAAAGCTGGACGGGTATCTGCAGCAATCAAGAATTTAGTTGACGATCCGGATCTGAATTTCAAACTGATTGAAGGTAAGGACAAAGACTGATCATGTTATCAATTCAGTACACCGATGTTCATCTCATAAAGACTACTGAAAATGGAGTCAACTCGTTTTCTTTAGTTTATGTGTACTCTAATCCGTCAGAGACCAACTATTCAGAAATCGAGGTCCTGCGTTTTTCTAATTTGTGTCCCGAGAATTATGACTACTCTTTGGACATAACTGGTGTGGTGACTTCCGGCTTCTACACCGGAGACACAGTTAAAGCTTATGGTATTGCTTGGGACTGGTCGAAAGCGTGGATCGACGTAAAAACAGCAATTATTGAAGACTGTTATAACGGGTGGGGAAGAAACCCCAGCGTAATAATGACTAAGGAATGGTCATGACCAATCAAGAACTTGCAGCCTACGTGTTTGACACCGTGGCTGGCATAGCATTCGGTGTTTCCGCAGCCACACTGGATTCTACATTCAAGAGTTTGGGTTTGGATGCTCTCCATATTCTGGACCTAGCTCTTACCGTAGAGCGCGAACTTCAAGTCCCGATTGACGAAAAATTGTTTACTCCGGAATCAAGGGTCAAAGATTTAGTATCCGAGGTGAACAAGCAACTGGTAAACTTACGTATCAGAGATTTGAATCTAAATATTGTTTAAAGGATATTTGACATGAAAGATTATCGCGATACTGAGGACATTGACTGGGATTTGTTTCGAGATGCTTATGCCCTAATCAAGACTACATCTGACGAGGATATCGACCTAGAGAAATGGTGTCAGCCCCACATGGTTGACCCGTGTCGCACCTTGGCCTGTGCCGCTGGTACACTTGCAGTTAATCCCTTGTTTAATGATCGTGGACTTAAACGACATGTTCGGGGGAAACCTTATTGCATAGTTAATGGTGAGTATTTATCCGGTTTTGAAGCACTAGCCTGCGTTTTCAAAATAAGTCTAGTAGAGACTACTATTTTGTTTGGTATTCGCGGGATTGCGGGGGAACGAACCGCGATTAAGATTGCCGACAACGACCAACCAAATCATTTGTCAGATCGTCAAGTCTGGCTCAACCGCGTAGAGCATTTCTTTGCCAGACATGGACAAATACTATGATATCCCCGACTATAACCGGAGCAGGACTAGCTCAACTTTCAGCCGAATCTGAGTTGAAATCCAAAATGCAAATATCGTTCGATAGCTTGAGCGTCCAGTATCGTCAGTCTGAAGTTAATGACGAGCCGGTTGTTAACCTTGTATTTTTGAAAGACGGGAAATCTGTAGCCGAAGTTAAGCATTTGAAAATTCAACAACTACAGACCATAACATTCAGTGGACTTACAGGGACGATTCCAATCCAGATAGGAGGTTTCACCGGCCAGGACCTAGCCGATATGAAGACTGCAGCAACCTGGGTATCGACAGCCTAAGTGCGAAACTGATTGATGCATAGGACACCTAGTAAATAAAGTCAACTAAAGGATAAACAAATGGAAACTAGTATTCAGGATCGGGTCATCAACATCGTAGCTGAACAGCTAGGACTAGCTATCTATGAAGTTCTTCCAACCTCAAACTTCGTCAATGACTTGGGTATCGACAGCCTAGACGAGCTCGAACTTTTGATAGCTATTGAGGATGAATTCGAACTAGAGGTCAATAACGAGGAGGCAGAAAAGTTCAGTAATGTTCAAGAGGTTATCGACTACGTAACTGCGAATATTCAATCTTAGTCTTATAACCAGCAGCAAGAAAGTTAGAGTACCAATCACCCTTCCCAACAAGAGAAACAAAGATGACAAACATTAATAGCATGGATCTGAAAACCTATCACCACGTCGTTGGCTCGTCGGCCAATGAATTCCAGGCCACCGGTCTGTCTTTCGGCCAGTATTTCCCCTGGTGCATTGTCCGCATGAACACAATGTACACGCTGCCAATCAACGAAAGCCCGACGATCAAGGACGAATACCTGAACGAGCCCCCGGAAGCCAGACTTCAAAAGTTTCTTGGTGTACTTAGCGATGAGATCAGCGAGGGTCATGAAATTCTAGCCCTGATGCAGGCCCGTCGTGCATCACATGAAAATGTGGACATCACCGAGCAAGACGTAACTAATTTGGCGACCAGCAACGGCGTGTCGGCGAAACGTGCTAAGGCCACGGCAGAGACATTCATGAAAGCCTACCTGCATGACAAGAGCACAGGCTTCCAATTCAATGACGATGGCACCACAGAAGTCGAGCGCCAGATACTTGTAGCCTTGGGCGATTGGCTCGGTGACATGGTAGTCTACATCCGCAGCGAAAGTCTGAAGTATGGTATTCCTTTGGAGTCTATGCTGGCCTGTATTATGGGTTCGAACTTTACCAAGCTCGACGAGAACGGGTTGCCTATCAAGAACGAGGCAACAGGCAAAGTCGAGAAAGGTCCGAATTTCATGCCACCCGAACAGCATATTTATGCCACCTTGTTCGGTACCCAAGAACTGATTACTGAATACGAAGGTGTGTCACAGTTGGTTAATGATTTCTCTGTTATCGGTGAAGAATTGCTGTGTAACCCGATGACCGACATTCTTCATGCCGAAGGACTAGATACTGACGAAGATGAAGATGACGAAGCTGCGGATGAAGACTATGACGAAGAAGAGGAACTTAAGGTTTGGTCGAAAACGTTGATAAATGAATAACTCTTAATTATTGTGTGGTAAAGGAGGGTGGAACTAAAAATTCCACCCTTTTTCTTTTTTATCTCGGGTTCGCAATTTTAGAATAACTAGTTTGGTTGCGCGCTCCCCTGTATTTTGGAAGCTAAATACAACAAGTATAAGCCTAGGCTTGACCTAATTTCCTGGTTAGAACTCAGGAACCTGAGCTGGATCGAGTGCGGACCTGCGGAGAATAGTGGTTATGTTGACTACATGGGTTGCATCTACATTGATGTTCCTTTTGATATCGATAATTCAGATTACACCTTGTTAGCTGAGCGTCTAGAAAATAAAGATGGTACGCCGAAAAATCGCAACGTTCGTTTTCTATATTGTGCGTATAAAGATTAATCAGCGATTTTACTAAGTTGATTGGAGTCTCAACAATGCCCAATAACATAATTAAACATGACGTAAAACAAGGCAAAGGTAGCAAGAAAAGTCTTGAACATAAATGGAAGGACGCTGAGGATAAGGCCAAGAAAAGCAGCGGCAAGAAAGAGCCCTATGCTTTGACTAATTATATTTATCACAAAATGACAGGTAGCACTAAAGTTGAAGCAGCCTTACGCCTAGTCGCGGTCTCCAAGATGGAAGCAGATGCTTTCGAGGGTTGGGTAAATACACTGCAGTATGCGTATGAACGTCCGGACAACGAGGACTTCGTGATCGTTGACGCGCCGTTAAAAGACGTTGAGGCCAAGCTTTATGCAAACGACTGGGCAAAGGCTAGGTCCGCCGAGGTCAATCATTTCAGTAAAGGTGAGCACGAAGTAGAATTAGAGGACATAGGAAATAAAACAAAAATTATCAGCGTTGCGTGAGCTGAAAGTGAAAGTGCTTAAAAGGATTGATATGAAGGTTCAAATACACGCTGCACAACGACTGCTGGAGGATCAACACGAAAAACTAGCAACTCACAGAGGACATATCCTGGTCCTAGGCTTCGGTGGTGTTGGTCAATCGATTCTCCCCGTAATTCTACGTCACCTCGATGTAAGTCCTAGCGCGGTAGTCGTTCTGGATAAAGAGGTACGCCCTGAATTTGCTAAATACGAAGATTTGGGTGTAACTTACGTTCATCGTGAAATCGTCAAATCTAATTTGGTGCCAACACTAAATGAATTATTGAGTCCCGGTGACTTACTGATTAACGTAAGCTTGAACATAGACGGACTAGAAATCGTTGAGTGGTGCCTACAAAATAATGTGCTCTACATTGACACGTCTATCGAACGTTGGGCTACTGAACCCGACGAAATCATTCCGGAACTGGGTGAACGCACGCTCTACACAACGCATCAAGAAATGCGAAGAATGGCCTCGGCCTATCCTGGGGCCTCTACCTGTGTGGTGACGCATGGAGCTAATCCAGGTCTAGTTTCGCATTTTGTTAAAGCGGCGTTGCTCAAACTCGCAAAAGATACAGGTCTGAAAACAGGGACCCCTGAGTCCCAAGAGCAATGGGGAATGCTAGCTGAAGCCCTGAATGTGAAAATAATTCAAACGGCTGAGCGCGATACACAAATTCTGAAAGAACCCAAGCGTGTTAATGAATTCGTCAACACCTGGAGCTGTGAAGGGTTCTGGGCTGAGGGTCGAGCACCAGCAGAAATGGGGTGGGGCACGCACGAAAAAGAGATTCCTGCTGACGGTAAAGAACTCGCTGGTGGCTCTGTGCTCTATCTAGAGCAACCGGGTGTGGAGACCACGGTTAAGTCGTGGGTACCTTTGGGCGGTACATTCAACGGCTATTTGATTCAGCACTCGGAAGCCATCACTATCAGCGAATACTTTAGTACAGAGAATTATCGACCGACCTGTTACTATGCGTATCAACCGTGTGATGCTGCAATTGCGTCTGTCCATGAAATGAAGGGACAAGAATTGTGGATGCACAGAAAGACCCGAATTGCTAAAAATAGTATTCAGAGCGGAATCGATGAACTAGGGGTCTTGCTTCTAGGTCATGAACGGAATGCCCTGTGGTACGGATCGCAACTTTCTATCGAAGAATCACGGGAACTGGTAGAAGGGCAAAACGCAACAACATTGCAGGTAGTGGGTTCAATGTTAGGTGCTATTGTTTGGATGCTGGACAATCCTAATCAAGGTTATTGCGAACCAGAGGACCTACCATTTGAATTCGTGTTAAACATCGCTTCGCCCTTCCTTGGGCCTATTGCTGCGGTCTACAGCGATTGGACGCCCCTAGCCCATGCAAATCGTGAACTGTATGACGACGAGCACGACGACTCAGATGTGTGGGCCTTTTCTAATTTTCGAACTGACAGTGGACTATAAAATGATAAAAGCAGCGTCACGACTTATTGCTATAGAGGCGTCTAAGGATAAAGAGAATTGGGGACCCGGCATCAGAGGATATCACCAAGCAGTCGGAGCCTTAGTACTGGCCCTAGACACCGGTAACTTTAGTTTCCAGCTACGTGGTCCTCATTCTGATACACCGAATTGCTACGGAACGTGGGGTGGCTCCGTTGACGGCGCAGAAGACTTGGTCAATGCCCTACGCCGGGAACTCAGAGAAGAGACCGGCTATAACGGTGAGTGGTCTGTAATGCCGCTCAAGGTATCCAGAAATGGAAAAGGCTTTGAGTACCACACTTATTTTGTTACTGTCCCCAAGCAGTTCGTAGTCAACCCAGAATCAGAATTCAGGTCAGAATCGACGGCTGCTATTTGGACAGCTTTCAATCAATGGCCTCAGCCAATGCATCCAGGACTTAAAGCGGTACTGGATGATCCACATGTGCAATTCGTGTTGGAGCAAGCCTTGAAACGTAGAGCACAGAATTTAAGCACGGGTGTCAAAGTCAATGCAGCATCCAGATTGGTTAACTCCGAACTTTCGATCCGCTAGTAAATAGGGTTCATACAACAACTAAATACAATAATGACTCAGCCTCTAGACGATGACAAAATGTACATGGACTTTGCTAAACGTGCAGCCGAACGAAGTCATGCTCAACGACTTCAAGTAGGCTGCGTAATTGTGAAGGATGACTCTGTGGTGTCCTATGGTTGGAACGGCATGCCCCAGGGTTACGACAATACATGTGAACATTCGGTACTGTCAGGATCCGATGTAGGTAACAGCTATGTAATGCATTTCGGTTTGAAGACCAACGATGAGGTCAGTCACGCTGAAATGAATGCTTGTGCAAAGTTAGCAGCATCTACGGTAAGCGCTGTTGGTGCCACGCTTTATTGTACGCACGCACCCTGTATTGAGTGCGCGAAACTAATTCAAAGAACAGGTATTGCCGAGGTTGTCTTTGCCGATTACTATAGAGACAACAAAGGTTTGGCGTTGCTCAACAAACGTGGTATTAGAACTAGCCTTTTGATGTACTAAATGAAAAACATGAATTCCAATCCAAATCCCCAGGGCAATACCGATCATGTGTTCCACAAGAATCGTGTGTTCACAACCAATGACGCATGGCTAGCTATCAAAGAAAGTGTTGGGGTCTACGAGCTACCTAAAGGTTGGGAACGTATTTACGCTGGACGTAGCCTAACTATTGTTAATCCCAAACGATCCTTCATTTTCAAGGTAACGGTCAACCAAGAGCTGTATGTTGACCGGAAAATAAATGGTGTGTTCCATAGCGAGCACCATCTATGCAAGTCGAATAAAGAACTGACTGACCTAGCAGTCCAAATACTGGATATGGCTGTTCCGAAAGTTCAGAATTTGCAGTAACCATTTTGTGTCTAGGTTGACACAAAAACCTGGACCCTTAGGTCGATTCTGAGCTAGGGACCAGTCTTTAACCTTGGCAGAGATGCCTAATTACTAGGAATAGACAATAATGCTTACATTGAAACTTATGACAGGTGCGGCTATGGCTGACTCAGATGCCGCACACGATTTTATGTTGATTCAAATTAATGACGATGAGGAGCTTTCTTTCGAGAGACGTCCGCGTATAGGTGACGATAATAATTCAAGCCCTGTCTTTGCTGTTATCAAAAAGTATGGTGATGACACAGGTAAGGAATACTGGCTGCAAGGAAATGCCTACGTATTGAATGCGCAAGGTAAAACAATTGCCAGTCGTGCATCATACTAAGCTCAGTTTTCAATTAAAGTTTTAGCATAAAAGGCGCAAATTCTTCATCGGGTTTGCGCCTTTATTATTAAACCCTCAAATTTAATAGTAACTGGGAGTGAGAGCCAAATCCCACACCAACTAAAGTTTGAGTGAGGTGATAAATTGCCAATTCGTGAATCAAATAACAACAGGCTACTTCCGGCCAACGCTAGGGCTGCTGATGTTGCTGAACGTATGGTTGAACACATCATACCTATGCAACAGCGCAGATACTACGATGCTTTTCGTCCGCAGGGCATAACTTGTGTGCACTTCAACAGATTGACGTCCGGTCGTAAATGCAATTGCCAAGCTAGTGCTAAACAATTAGGTGGAATCCTAGATGAACAGGGTAAGGCCAGCACCGGCACAATCAATAGTCTGATCACGGGCCAAACTCCGTTATCGTTCAATGTGACGCCCTATAACTTCAATCAGCAAAGGGTAACAGGTTATAACGGAGAATCCAGTCCTAATGCTCCGCAGAACAAAAATCAGGGTGTGTTCGATGTTGTGACCCTGGGCGAGGATTTCCCCCTAGCTGATATCACAGACGAAGATTCATTTGGGGACAACGGTCCAGTTTCTCCCTTATCGCTTGACGACATGGTAGGCGACTTTGATGCCTCAACTATGGGCTTTTCCGATGTAGCGTGCCCCATCTGTTTTGGATCCGGCTTCATTGGCGGATTTGCACCCTACCACGCGCATCGTCAGGTGTTTACTGTGCCTGATGTCCAGCTCCCATTAACTGGTGAAATTAATCTGGAGGATAAACCGTGGACGGCCTCAACAGAGACCGGTTTCAATGTCTTAGTTACGCTGCCCAGAGGGGCTATTGGGGTTGACGTGTTCCGAGTCTGGGACTCAGCAATTCCGGTCCCCGCTAAATTCTCTATTGACGGAAATCCGCTGACTGGCATCACGACCTTACTGTCTTATTGCGATGGAAAGCCACATCTAGTTACTGCTACGTTTAACGGACGGTTCACCCATCTAGAACTTCAATTCAACTTGACGACAGAGAGCGTGTATTTCGAGTTCCCAAAACGTCCGACTAGCTCTAATACTGCACTGCTGGAACAGATGGAACCGTTCCAAATTATACTGAGTCCTAACCTACCCAATATATCGAGCATGGACGTGATCGTTGAATCACAGCTAGGTAAAGTTCTAGTGGTCCAAAACGTCAATCCTTGGCGTTCCAGATTGCAGAATGTTTTGGGTTGGGAGGTTCAAGTCCGTGTAATTCAGCCTCAAGAATTATTTCGTATCTTGCCCCACAGAGGAAGAGTTGCGACCAAGGACCGAACTACGTCAATGACCAGAGATAACGTGACAGGCCCCCGTCGCACGTAATTTAACATCAGACAAGCACAGCCCAGCACATTAGCTTAAGGATGATCATGGCTACCAATGCAGCCCAGAGATTGAAAGCAAGCACGACTAAAGATAAAACAGGTAACGTTAAAACGTCAAAAAATAAACCAAGAACTCAAGTCAAGGCAGCTGCTCGTATTTGTGCCTTGGAGCTACCTAAGTTCCGATATATTGACGATGTTGCTCGATTTCTTGACCAGACGGGAAGCACGGTTAAAGAATTAAGTCAGCTAAGTGGAGTCCAGCAGCAACAACTAGCAAAATTAAATCAGGCACAAATCCACACTCATCCCTGCCTAGTTAAGGCCAGCGGCTTGAGTCTAGACGGCGAGACTCAAACTGATCCTGATCATGAGTCCTTGAAGACCTTGGTTCCCAAAATTGAACAGCTGAATACGCAATATGTATTGTCAGAAGACTTGTACGAGAAATACAGGGCTTTAGAGGCCCTAGAAACGCAGTTGGCTATACAGTTCACGGATAAGCGGGGCGAGCCTTACACGAAGGCCTACGGACTGTTAAAAGCACTGAAGGACAAGATTGGCTTTCAGTTAAAAAACGTTTTAGAATTCTTGAGCAGCGTGGCCTCACACTACGTACCTAAAGTGTTTCAGAGCTACGTATCGACATTAGTCCAAGAGCTTCAAGAGCACGTTATATTCGAGCACAAGGAACAGTTTTTGTACGTCAGTGTCAAAGACGGAGCCCTAATCTTTACGGATTACATCTTGCTAAAGAACGTAAAGAATGATGACCTACAGGTAACGCCCCATCTCTACATCAGCCTTCAATGGACTGTGAACCAAGGAATTCAAATTCAGGTTAATCATGAATTTGACTTACCCAATCTGTTACTAGTTGATGGCGGTTCCGAGGTTAGTTCATTGAACGAAGCCTTAGTGGTGATAGACAAACTTTTGGAACAAGAGAACTTCAGTACTAGCCTAGCTGCTATTCCACTGTCTACCAGAATGAAGAATGATCCTTCCAAGTTCAGTGCTTCTATGTTTAACTACTGTGATTATATAAAGAAAGTTGACGTTGATGCTAAATGTATATCTTTTAGACTCAAAGCGAATACTACTGTCGAACAGATAGACGAAATTAAGTATCCGCTTTATCTTGAGGTCAAACGTTTGTTTGCCAATAGTCCGGTCGTAAAACTTAGAGTGAAGATTGGTGCGAAATTCATATCGTTTGAACCTCTAACCTCGGGTATTAAATCGGCGGTCATTCCTCATGACGCTGAGGTTTTGGGTTCCAAATTTGGATTCACGGGCCTCCAGATAGCTAAACTATTGCAGTTCTAATTAATCTAATAAGGCGAGCTATGGAAGGCTTAACTAAAGTTTATGCAGCATCAAGACTGCTGGCCCTCCGTACATTTGAAGGCCCTAATTACGATCATGATGCTGTTATCAAAGAATGGCTAAGGGTTCAGGCGAAAGGTGAATTACGGATAGTCGAAACAGATAGACCTAATATTTGGCTGACCGTAGCTAGCTTTAATTATAGTTTCTATATTTTTATCCATGACGATTTACTTGATGCTTATCCTCAAGATTCTTTAGTGGGGTTGGTGACTTTTAATAGCATTGGTGCCACACAGTTCAATGGTAAAACCATGGAGTTGAAAAGTGCCCTGGGCAACAAGCTATACACGCCTCATGCTGAGATTAATCCCGATCATCAGAAGCAGAAAATAGTATCAAGTATCTATTCATGGTTTCTTGAAGCCGGTAATTGTCTGATGACCGGTGACTCACATTCTAGAGCCGCCAACCTGTTGTGGAGGAACCTAGCTTCAGTGTTCCCTACATATCTTATTGACCTGATGGGTCTCGAAATATTGTCACCAAAGACTAGAGAAAGAATAGCTAAGTCACATTTGATACGACTTTTGATGCTGGGAACCTCTTTTAGTTTTGAAGACTTAAAGGACCTCGGTTCTTCAGTTAGTGCCAAACTAGTTGACGAACCTGGGTTCGGTACCACGACAGAGGATTTAAATTCAGAGCCTGATTTGTTTGGGGACCACCCTACACGAACAGGTATGGGCGTCAATAATATAATGCTCCCAAGTACACCCGTTCAAGGATAAATCATGGCCGTACCTTATGTTTATTTTAAGACACCAACAACAGATATAGCCGTTATTGCTGATGTAACCTCAATGTTGATTGGGGCTGAGACAATCACCAGCATCGTTGTAGGTACAGCCAGTCCCGTCACTAGCACTCCTTTGTCAGCAACAGTCACGACAGGCACTAGCTCGGTAATTGGATTAACGATTACGGGCGGCAATGACGGACTTAGTTATGGCTTTCAGTTAACAATTACTACTAATGCTCGTGTATTCATCGTCACTGTCGCCACATCAGTTTCACAAGCAGAATTTATTCCTTACACCACTGAAAATCCAGATGCGTTCCAAGACTTAGTAGACGAAATAGAAGCCGGTAAAGCAGCCGTCGGAACATCCGTATTTGCGTTTCCCCCGCAAATAGACCCTTCCGGTGGTTTTGTTACCTGGGAATTTCTAGCCTCAGACGGTACTGTTTATGCCGCAGGTAATGCTTTCGACTACACTGTGCAATCAAATGGGTTGGCCAATACTGTAGTTGCCAAATCTATTATTACGGTGCCCGTTACAGTCCCACCATCATTAGATGGACAAGCCTATCAATTAAGATATACGCTAAGTCTAAGTCAAGAGTATGGAACACCACCTGATCCCACAGCAGGGAACCTAGGCCAGAACGTATTTTTTCAATTCGAGAACGTTCGGGTGGTGGGGTTGAACACAGTTCCATTGGGTACCCAACCATCAGTCGAGCTCCAGGGTGTACCAGCTACTGTTTCAATTGTGTTGGACACGCTATATGATAATGTGACAGTCGAATTATGGGCTGGACCCACTCAAGTAGTGGCCCCGACCCAGATTCAAGCCTATGAAAGAACTGCTAATGGTTGGTACTTTGCTGGTGTATTAGATACCTCGGGATTAGGCGTATCCCTAGTTCCCTACCAAATAATTTGGAAATACTGGGCATCAACTAATACGGGAATCATCAATCAGGAAAATGCTGATTTCTTTGTTGTTAATCCGTCGATCATGAGTGCGGTCAATGACGTTAAAGCCAAGATTAATAAGGCACGGACTACGCTTTATGGAACACCTGATATGTTGTTCCCTGCTTCAACTATTTTAACCTGGCTACGCCGTGGTGGTGACGCATTCAATATCGCTTATGGACAGTTTACTAATTTCACGTTCACAAATGCACTGGGTGGTATTCGTGAATTTTGGTTACTATGCAGTGAAGCTGCCGCCTTAGCCAGTGCTTATCTTTCGGAGGCTGAGAAATCCTTTAATTTTCAAGGTGCAGCAATTAGTTTAGACGTAGATAGAACTCAATATTTAGAGGCTGCTGCAACTGCTATTCAAACCCGATTAGATAACGAATTGAAGCTGATCAAAACCAATCTTATTATCAAGGGAAATACTTCAGGTGATGGATCGGTCAACGCTGGTCAACTTCAACACGGAGCAATCGGTGCCGTAGGAATTACGATTACGCAGGCCTCAATGTGGGGAGCTTATGCTCCAGGATACTTTGGAAATCGTGGAATTTAAACTATGAAAACAAATGCACGTCAGCGAATACTGGCCTCAACTACTACGGTTTATGCCGGTGAGGACCTAGAAAAAGAAGGTGGGTTCAAACTTAAACTGGGCACCAATATTTTCAGATGCAGTTCACCTAAAGATGCTTATGAAAAGGCCGCACGTTTTATTCATAACTTAGAGATCGCAGGTTTTAGCTACGCAAAGAAGGCATCCGAAGTTGACGGCCTGGACACGTACACCAAAGCCAATCATGAAATCTCTATTGGGGTCCACGGTGGAAACCTGAACTTAAGTTACTGGCACTAATTTAATAGTAATAGTCTCACAATCACAGTCACAAGCATTCAAAAAATAAACCCATAGTAGATGTAGGTCTAGGCTCACGGAGCTCACTCATGTTTAATACCGTACTTTCGTTCATTGTTCAAAATCCCATGGCCTTTGTCCTGTTGGCAATAGTGGTCATTGCCCTAATACTTTTATGGGTAGTACAACGAACTAAAGATAATTTAGACCTACGGTCATTAATCGTTGATGAGCAAACCAAGCAACCTTCTATTCATAAACTAGGGCAACTCACGGCTCTAGTCATGAGTACTTGGCTCTTGGTGTATTTAGCGCTACAAAATCGAATGGACAGTGTGTACTTCACTACGTACATGGGGATATGGACAGCCGCCCAGGCCATCAATCAATGGACGACTAGTCGAGGACGCACGGACTTCAGCTACGGTAGCAACCAAATCCCGGCTAATTCTAATGTGGGTGGAGTGGGAATGGGTGGACCCCAGGATAATTCAGTTACACCAGCTGGAAATCCACCGCAATAGAATTTATGAGTCAGTTTTGAACTATAAGGATAATTAATGTACGTGCATGCAGCTCAGAGACTGAAAGCTATAGAAGATGAAGAACAAAAAGTAGAGGCTCAAATTCACGAAGGTAAAGGTGATGAGCTTCGTAAAATACAGGCCGAGTTGCGCAAGCACGGCTTAATTTATAAATTCGTACACCCACATTTGATGTTCCACAAGAGCAATCCAGAGGATGTTGGACGTGAGGCCGAAGCCTCTGTTGAAGTTTTGAACCGTTTAAAGTACGCCATGAATGCAAGCCCTGGAATATTCAAAAGGGTTTCGTTCGCGGTTAAGGGTAACGACGGCGTATGCTTGCAGCGCGTGCAGGTAGCGTTAAGAATTTTCTTTTCCATTTGAGGCTAACAATGACTACTGTAAATTACACGAATGCTAAAGCGGCCTTGGTTGCTGCTGGACTACCAACCAGCGCTGGCTCCAATTGGGAAGGAATTGACCAAGCATCCTACGATAAGTTCGCTGCAGCTGCTACCTACAAAGGTGGTGTTGCATACAGCAAGTATCAAACTAATTACGGGTTTGCTTATCCATCGATCATGCCTGTATCCGTGTTGGACGCTGTAGAGATCGATGACTATCATGCAACGTTGGCCGGTACTCCATTGACTGGTGCCCATGCATCTACACCTGTTACATGGACCCTGACCGAGACCGGAGCTACAGGTACTTCGTATTCTTGGCACCTGGGTGACGGTTCATCCCCGCAGGTTACCACAGTACCTCACCTGACTTATACCTATAGTGCGGCCGGTACGTTTACAGCTTCGGTGGTCCCGACTGTTGGCGGTAACCAGGTGCCCGCAATTTCCGCTACGGCTCCGGCTATTCTATCGTAAATAGGAATTAATTATGCTGGCGCGCAGATCACGACCAAGAGCCCGAAATGTGCATGGCGTAGCCAGCATAAAAAGAGACAGTTATTCGACGGTCAATGGGTTCACCCAGAACAATTCTTGGTGGGAACTCAGAGCCAAGGCCTATGCTAGGGATAAAGGTGTGTGCCAGGCCTTAATTAGGGGCACCCGTTGTTTAAAGCCTGGATCTGAGGTTCACCACATACAGCCGTTAAACGCTGGTGGCACCAATAATTTATCTAACTTAATTCTTTTGTGCCAGGCCTGTCACGACCGTAGGCACCCACATTTAGTTAGAGCAGCACAATTAAAGAAAAGATGAACCAACATTAGCTTCTGAAAAGGTAATTATGACCATGATCACAGCAGCCCTACGCCTATTGGCAGACGCCGATGAGAAAGGCACCAACATAGAGGCAGGTCCCGAGGACGTGGAAAACGTGCTGACCATTCTAAAAAGAATTCTAGGCATTCATTTTCTGCTGGATGATAGATCGTCTACCAACCAGTCTTTGATCTGGCGCACTTCCGAGTATCAAGCGGTCTTGAACTTCAGTACGGTTGATGAGGACTTAAACTTTTATTTCAAGGCCTCTAAATACAAGTACGAATTAAAGGCCGAAGGCTCGGATGATCAAAGCTTACTGGCTTCAATCGGAAAAGCAGCAACGGAAGTAAATAAAAAGGTACCTGGACTAGACGAAGTCCTGTCCCAATTGCGTGCCCTATAGAGAGAAACCTGTCATGGATAATCAAAAACTTGTAAGCCTAATTGCTTTGTTTCTTCAGATCAATCCTGAACCGTCTGATGCTCAGTTCCACGCGCTGGCTGAGTCCGTTGGTGTTGATCATGAAAGTTTAGAATCAATTGCTTATGCCATGTTGGCCGACACCAACGAAATTGAACAAGAAGTAGTGGCTGAAATAGTTCAACCACCCCAGACAGAGAGCGAAGAAGTGCTGGACGGCGAGTACGATCCGAACACAACTAGCGTTGAAGACTTGGTGTTAAATGACGGGGCACCAGCGGGAACTACTAGCCAGCAAGCATTGCAGGATTCAACATTAAATGACGGTGTTGGCATCAACGATGTGGGGACCGGAATTGACGGTGACAAAGATGCAATGATTAGTGACGGCGTTGCACCCATGCAACTCAAAGCCGCTTTACGTCTGACTGAAAGTGCGGGTTAATCATGAGTCGTGAACGTGAGGAACAGACGCAGCATCCATTTCTCAGTAACTTGGGAATTCCCGTTCTGCAGCAAGCACGGAAGCCAACGATTGAAGGATTTCCGTTGGCTTTTAATCAGAACAATCGATTGGCCTGGGCTCAGGCAGTTACTGAATCGGAGGTCACAAACAATTCGATTCTTGACTGGTCTGTAGCTATTCGCAGATACGTTGATCTGTGTATGGTTCATGATTTGTTTCCGTTCCAGAACGTTAGCCAGTCACGCAATGATCAGATTTCAACGTATTTGACTGAGCGTCGTCGGGCCTTCGTCAAGTTCGTGAATCTAACCGATTTGTTTGGTAACCTATTTATCAAGTCGACTACCAGAGAGGTCAAAGTAACTGACAAAGGATTCGTGCTAACAGTTAATGCTGATGTCAACGTAAAGGATCCAACGTTTGTTGAATGGTTGAAGCGCACACCCTACCCTAAATTCCAGTTAGACACGCTTAACGGACATTACAGGCGTCAATTGATGGACGGACTTACACTATTTGCGTACAACGACTATTCCAGATCAATGGATCAACGTTGGCATCTAGGTTACGAAATTGTGTGTCCTATTTTCCCTGATTTGCCTACCAATCAATTGCCGTCAAAGGCAGAAATTGAGAAATTCGTGTTGGATATTTTATGGCGTCCAGTCATGATGTCAGCACGACCGTTGAAGACCCTACGCCGTCTTATTTAAAAGGAAAAAAGAAATGAATGATGTCACCACTATTGTGAGTGCGGTTGAAACCGCTGTACGCCTGGCTGTTGACGTGCCCTTTCTTTTGATTGGTTTAGTCCTAGGTGTCTTGGTCTACCGCTATTTGTTGCGTACCAATCCAACCCTGCTAGGTCACTTCCTGACCACCATCGACACGGACGTGCAGAAAGTAGCTTTAGACGTTGCATCGGCGGTCAAGAAAGAAGCAGCTAAGACTGAGACCAGTGCTGCGAGTGCGTCAGCTTCTGGTTCCGGTTCCACAAGTTCCGGCTCTATTGTTTCCTCAACTGTAGTTACGGTGCCTAGCGCCGTGTCTGAAACAACTATCGTTTCAAGTTCGCCGGATACTACGAGCGTTAGTAAATAAGAGTAGGCCCTTTCATTTGTCAGTCCAGAGCCCATCCCTAATAAGGTGGGCTCTTTTCTATTTGCTGATCAGATTTTGCAATCAGGATTGATAGCTTTGAGAATTGATGTACAATATTAAGTCCATGTCTTACCCTAATTTTTACGGAAACTTATGCTAAAAGACAAGCTAAGGCCCAAATCGAATTTGGTGGTACCTCAGCACCTGAAGCTCAACCGACGTCTTATGGGTGAGCGCTTCATGCATTTCTACACAGAAAAATACAGTGGGAGTCCGTCTTTCTTTCTGACTACTTTGTGGGCGTCAACCTTCTTTCCTTCGATTGTTGCAGACCCACGCCGTGGCTCCAGTCGATTGTTGGCCGAAAAATTAAGAAAAATAAATCCGAAGACCTATTTATCAATCAACAAAGTAGACGATGCACATATTCCTCATTACGAGGTGTCATTGCCGCTGGCATCTTTTAGCAAGGACACGTGGGGTGCGCCATTAGCCTTCTTGAAAGACTGGTTTCTGGGTGAGAAAACGCATGGTCCAGAAGCCAACATGCAGCAGGTTCAAGAGTACAAAGAATTTGCTGAACTTTTGGGTGACGAATCCCTTTCTTTTGTGTCCACAAGAAGTGTCCCGGCAGCTACTGTTATCGCTAACCTGAAAGACATCAAGGCCACAACTAAACAGGCGTTGCTCAATTGCTTCTTAGAATTAAAAGTCCAAGTTAGAGGACATCTGTACATCATTTTTGCGGACTTCAAAATAGCTAAGGACGAGGCCGAACAACTAACGACCACCGAGTGGTCTCAGATTCGTGACATCGATATCTATCCATTGATTCTGCACTGGGTAGGTTCAGGCTTTGGCGAACGAGGACTGCCTAGCACTGCTTCGTTTCCGATTTCGAAAATCGTGTTTGGCTTGCCTCCAGATCACGTTGAATCCGCTCGTACAAATAAGTACAATATTTCTATTTCACCTGTTGGCGAACCCGAATTTATTCCTCTAACAGTAGATCGAAATAACGCAATTGTTTATGAAGATCGCTATGCACAGGCCGGGACTCACAACGATTGTTTTGCTTTATCTACTCTAGCCTCAGCTAACCTAGAATTAGGCTCACAAACTGACGCTAGGACGCAACTCCCACATAACATGGTGGTGGCCCTTGACTGGGTGAACAACAAATTTTCGTACACCAACACTCAGGGAAACTTGCATGTTGAGGACCTAACACGTCATCGCAAGGCAGATATTTCGCACATCCGTGAACTGTTGGACAACCGGTTTATTACGTCAGAAAAAGTAGACTGGTTTGCTCGCATGGGCAAGAGCGCAGGCATTGATCCCAATTTCTTTCGTTCATGCATTCAAGATTCGGATTTTGAGGGCCTAGCCCTAGAGCCGCAGCTTCAACATACATTTGATAGTGCGGCCGGTCCACAAGACTGGTTTAAAGCATCTGTGGTACTTCATCAAAGATATGAAGATCGATCATCAATTAAGTTTTCCGAAATAAGCGAAACAGGTTTCGGGCCATTCAGATCATTGGCCCGGTATTTCGCTATCCTTGAAACAGCTATCAATGAAAACCTGGAGGCCGTGTACACGAAATGGAGTGTAGCCTCTGTTACTGAAATGCTGCCCTGGCTAACCCTGATTGCTAAATATGCATCACGGATGGAATGGGTACGCACCAATGATGAGGCCAATCGGTATGCAGCAATTAATCAGGGTGTTGATCCTGATTGGGAAATTCCAGCTATTCCGTTGCTGGCTCCGAATATTGGGTTCTTGCCGCATCAAAAGAAAGTACGCAATTTACTGAAGGACAGTCCTGACCTAGCAATTCTACCCGTACAAGCAGGGGGTGGAAAAAGTTTACTTCTTATCACCGACATATTGTACGAAATTAAAGAAAATTCAAATGATCCTTACATTGTTTTGTGCCCAGGTCATTTGGTATCGAACTACGTAAAAGAAGTTGCGTACTTTACTAACGGACAACTGAACGTATTGGCTATCACCAATTCTGCCATACGCCAGTTGGGATTCGCACGTCTGCAGACCCTGTTTGAGCAGGCACCACGTAACACCGTGGTGTTTGTTGCCTATGACACCCTGAGCTACGTGCCCAAGGGTTTCAATCGAATAATTAATTACGGAACGACCCCGATCCAGGTATTTCCTGTCATTGATTTCTTGCGTCAATTCGACTTCGGTTATTCAGCCTTAGACGAGGCCCATCGCGTCAAGAATAATACGGCGCGTACACGTGCAGCCATGATGTTGATCACAGACATTCCAAAGAAACGACTGGCGTCCGGAACCATGGTTCACGATTCGCCATCGGATTTAGCCCTCCAAATTATGGCTCTGGACCCAACGCTTTTTGGATCACGTGAGAACTTCAATAATACTTATGGCTTGATCGTCAAAAGTGACCGTGTAGTTGAATGGAAGCCTGGTGCCCAGGTCCAGATCATGCTTAAAATCAGATCCCGGATTGTAGAGGCCAGGGCTATGCGCAAGGAGTGGGCTGCATTATTGCCGTCCAAGCGCGAATGGATTGGTGGTGTGACTCTGACACCTAATCAGCAGAGCGTATACAACGATTTGCTGGCTGGCGCACTAAAGAAAATGCAAGAGGACTCGATCAAGGGTTCAAGGAAAAAGGCGCTGGCCTTGCGTAAATTCTTTGCCCAAGACGTCGAGGGCGAGGCACCTGAGGACTTTGACTACGATAATCCAGTAGACGAAGACTCAGGTGAGTTGACAGAGACTGCGATCATGCCTTATCTAGCAACTCTAGAACAATTCATCATTGCGCCGGGAAAGATCGCACCTGATCAACTACAGGGTGAAGATGCAATTAGCCCTAAGGTTCTAGCTATTCTTGAACGTGTACGCTTGCATATTTTCGGTGGCTTAATTACGGACCCTGATACTGGCGAGAAAGTCCAATACGGACCTTTTCCCGGCAAGGTCCTGATCTTCACCAACAACATTATTTCTGCTGAAGAAATCTATGAACTGGCAGGCCCAGAATTAAAAGAGTGCGGAATACTATATAAGGCTCATCGTAAGATCGAGGATGGCGCTAAGTACGAAAAGATTAAGACCATTCGATGGATGGCGGGTGTAGAGGCGTCCATGAATGAAGGTCTCAATTTTCAGCATTCAGACCGATTGATCAGATGTGAAAGTCCGTGGAACCCAGGTACATTGGAACAAGGTAATTCTCGTATCGATAGACCGGAACTCAAGAAAGAAGAATTCCGCAAAGAAATCTTCTTTGACACTGTGGTTGCTGATCGCACGATTGACATCACGAAAAGCGCACGCTTAATTTCGAAGGTAATTGCAGCTGCTAAGTTTGAGAACGCGGACAACGCTGAGTATTCCACTATTCCTGATGTACCAACTATCAGCATGACTATTGACTCAATTATCGAGTTCAATAGTTGGGTGGCCCTAGGCCCAGATAATCCAGGACTATTGGACTATGCAAAGGCACAAGCTGTTTATGTGAAGGTACGTGATGAGGACTACCGTCAGTACAAAGAGGACTACATCGCTAAGTATGGCAAGGCCCCAGCTCTAGAATTAATTCCTGTTGCTGAGGCACCCGCAGATACCAAGTTACTGACTAGCACGGTCTATACTCCGGGGATGAATTTGTTTGGGGCCGAAGCTCTAGGTCTTATTCGTATTGACGAATTCCTCAATCTGAATACCAATATTGACTCAGACTCCGATGACGATGACGAGAATGAATTCTCTGATGACTCGGGTAGCGATCAGGTCTCGATTGAACGCAAACAGAAAGCACAGGAACTCAAACACAGACTAGTCCACACGGAATATGGCAACGGCTATATTTCGAAATGTGCTCCTAACAATGCGCTGATTACGATTGATCTGCTCAACAGCTATTCCGTGCAGACCCACAAGTCTCAAGTGTTCTTGCTTGCTCCTGATTCAGTGGCCCACGACACTAGAGAACAATTATTGACTTTAGTTGGCGATTTTCCTGTCACTCGTTCGATTAACACCTTGGCTACATCTTGGAAGCCTTCCAAAGGATTAGCAGCAAAAATTAAGAAGCAAGAGACCAAGATCAAAGTTCGCGAGTACAAAGTCCGTGAGCGCCAGCGTAAAGCCGACACCACTATTCGCCTAGAATTCGTGGTTGCCAATGGCTTCTTGGGCATTGACTACGTGATGACCAATAGTAGTCAGGCTGCAATTCAATTGTTGACTAAGTGTGGCTTGCGACCCATGTCTGACTTTTATTATTCTGAGGTCAAGAATGCTGCGGCCCTAAGAAATCAATTCAAACTCTGGCGTCAGAAGGGGCTGACTCCTGATCCGTCGGTCTACAAAAACGGTGTGCGGGAATCCCTCCAAGCTATGTTGCATCTTTTAGTCGAGGAAGAAGTTTCTGACCATGAATCCGTGGTCAAAGCTTTATCTAAATCAAAGACGGTGAATTTCTATCAATTGCAGCACAAACCGAATAACGATAAACACGTTTACAAGCCTTATCCGATGATCCAGAACGGCGTACCTTACTTGGTATTACCGGCAGTAGGCCAAGCAGGTACGAAGGCTGCTATGCGATTTAAACGACCAACCTATGAATGGCACAAGAGCGAGTCCACCATGTCATTTTACGGCTCAGTAAAAGAAGTGCGGGACGTCGTGCGTAAAATAGTGGCCCTAGGTATGACCATAACTAATGCTAAATCGCTGTCCAGAGAATTCAATAAGTTACGAAAATTGAAATTTCGCCAAACTGAAAACAACACAATTTAATTGTAGCGCTGTTCATGAATCCATTCTTCACCTAGGAGCTATACATGAGTTTCAATATCTCAAAAATTAAAGCAGCATTGACTGAGGCTGGTCACGTGGTTACCGAGGGCGCGGAATTGGCGCACAAAGATATGCTTGAACTCTATGACTGGGCTTATTTGCATCTTGGGCTTTCCAAGAAACAGGTTCAATATGGTCTGGCTTATCCCTCGACAATCACCAAGGATTTTCCAGGCCACCCGCAGGCAGAAACTACTGCTGGTGCACAAGTTGCTGGTCCTAAAGTTGAGGCTCCTGCGGCAGCGCCGGTAACTCCAGTCCCTGCTGTTGAGGCATCAACTATTACGGATTCAGCACCCGTTGCTGAACCTGTAGTTACCGAAGTTGTTGCACCGGCTGTAGAGCAGACGCCAGTGATTGAGACTGTTGCTGAACCTACGCCAGAGGCAGTAACTGAAGTTGCAGCACCAGCTACAGAAAGTATTCCGGTTGTAGAACAATCAACACAAACAATCGAACCCGAAGTTACGCCACAACCCTAAGTCAAAGGATGAATCATGGTTGCCAAAGTAATTAGCAATCGGTCAGCCTATTTCAAAGGTGGAGCCGATGGTATTGGCATCAGCAACCAACCTGACGGAATTATTAGTTGGGTTGGCGCTGTTGGCAAGGCCGGAGACGTAGCTTATTTCACGGCCGCGTCCTGTACTTCAAATAATAAATTGTTTCAGGGTTACGCTTTTCAATCGACTGGTGGCTGTACCGTGGACTTCACCTTGCAGAACGCGGGATTAGCTGCCAATCCTGATCCAGCGGTCCAGGCCTCCGTTAAATGGGCTAACACGCTGACGGTTCCTGCAGATACGATTGTTCAACCAACAATTAATTTATTCTCGTGTATTCGGGTTACGTGGACTGAAGCTGGTGAGTTCTACGTAGTATCTCATTGAGGTCTATATGGCTAACCTTCAGGTACCAAAATCATTTCTGAGTGCCCGTGCCAGTGTCAGTGTCAGTGCCCACCAAAAGCTTAGTGTTGCTAAATACCAGCATCAAGTTACAGCCGATACTGTGCCTCTAGAACGCACGTTAGAAACCAACTCAGTAGATAACCTTCAGCGATCAATCGAAACGTTTGAAGCTGAAAAAGAAATGGCGCGAATTAGTGAACTGGATTACGCAACATGGCTACCCTTCTGTGCTCCGGTCTACAAAATTTCGCCCCGTATTGAAGACTACATATTGGTCCGGACTATTATATGTCCATCCGATCTTCCTAATCGAAACGGCATTGCATTTCCGCGTTCCGAATTAGTAAGATTTCAACCACCACCAATAAACAGATTGTCTTATAAGGCCTGGGTAGGTTGCCCGATCCATGAGGAACATTCCAATGAGGACTGCTCCACGGCACATGGAGTTATCTTTGACGCATCTTTCAATAAAGTCCAGGGTTATGGGAATGGAAAACTGTGGAAAGTGATGGGTCTTTTAGGCATTGATAAAAATAAGTATCCGGACATTGCTCAACAGGTTTTAGATGGAACAATTAATACTTATTCTATGGGTGCTCTAGTCGATAGTTTTACCTGCGGTTATTGCGGAACCGTTTGCTCTAAGGACAGACGTTGCTCACATACTTCAGGTACGGACAACGTCAATTGGAAACGCTATCAAGATTATGATGGCTCATCGCATTTAGCATTTTTGAATGCTCACGGAATAAGTCCGATAGAGTGTTCCATTGTTCGGGATCCAGCTTGGGCGTCAGCCCTTTCAGATTGGGTTGAGTATCCTTGGACGTCAGAAGTAAAAGCAGATTTAGATGTCCCTGGAAGTTCAAAACCTCAGCAGTTTTTATAGTTTTAATTAGCAGTATAAAAGCCACCCTTTTCTTAAATGAAATCGGTGGCTTTCTTTTTGTCCTCAATGCGTTATTAACTCTTCACTCCTCACTCTTCAATTTCCAGTATTTAATTATAAATACTCGGCACCCACATTCGTCCTACAGCTTAATTAATAATTATTCGTAGTTATTAATTAAATTTAAAATCCAGTTATCAATCCCCAGCATTTGTAATTCAAATTCCGATTCTTAATTCCGCACATACGTTAATTTTACTGTATGTGAGATTATTAGGACGCGCGTCATTGTAATCCCTACATATTAACTTTTGAGCGAGGAACACTATGACCATCGGTACCAAGCGGAAAGTCGAAGCTGAAGCCCAGTCTAGCACCAGCACGCATTTTCCAAATAACACGACGAAGCCCGCTGACGATAATGGTCAACAGGCTTTGAACCATCAAGTGCCGGAAACTCTGACTGATCCGGAGGACGACGAAGGCGGTTCTACACACTTCAATAACAACGAAGAATACAACAAGAAATCGAAGATGAACAACGGGGGTCGAACCACGGCAGCGGCTAAGCCGGGTAAAACTAAACCAGTTCCTCTGTCGAAGGTTTCGCCCAAGAAACATCCTGCGCAAGCCAGATTGGACGCTGATGATGCAGCTGATGAAGTTGATCTAGATACGGTTAAAGGTCCCGATGCTGATGCTAATTTTAAAGCCGGTGGTCCTGATTCTGGAACCTTGAAAGCCAATAAAGTTAAGGCTGACAACGATCCGAATGTACCGGGCCAGCAAGCAACCACTAATCTTCCGAATGCAGTTGATCCTGCTGCCGGTTATTTGACGGTTGGCTCAGATGCAGACACTGACACTGAAGATTCGGATGATACGGAGGAAGCAGATGAAGTCGATGCCGATTTCGATAACGAGGAAGTCGAATTGAAAGACGGTGACAATCCTCAATCGCTGTTGGAAGTTGATGATAACTGGGACGCCGGTGACGCCGAAGAAGTTAATTCGGAGTTTGACGACGAAGACGACACGGACACGGACACTGAAGATTCGGATGAGCTTGAAGTTGCACCCGTTGCTGATAAAGCAGACAACGTAGCCTTGTTGGACGTAGATGGTACGGATGATGAAGGCGACGACGTTGTATTCGCTACTGTGGGGACCCGAGTTCACGCAATTAAAGCTAATCGTATTGTTGCATCTCTGGGCAAAAAAGTAGCTGTAAAAGCGGGTCATGGCGACATGTATTTGTCGGATCAATTCCAGGAAGTAACTGAAGTTGAGATGCAAAAACATGGCTTGCGTGCGGGCTTGAAAAAGATGGGATTTGTACTGGCCACCGTCAACGTAGGTTCTCAAGAAGTACTGAACAAACGTGTTGAGGCTAAAGCCGCTAAATTGACAGCTGCCGTTCGTCGTTCTAATCAAGTTTCTAACGATGCCCTGAATCAATGCTTGGCAATTGCTGCTGTTGGCATCAACAAACAGTACTTCAAGGATACGCGCAATGAACTGCGTGCAGCCCTAGAAGAAGAATTGCAGGCTGCAGGTGTTCGCGGTGGCGTGTCGTTAGTTCGTCGGGTATTTGCTAGCTACGGTGTGGATTACGCTAAATCGATTCTCACTGTTGCTAACAAACTTTCGGGCTTGCCTGAAGTTCAACGTAATGCATTTGCATCTGCCTTGGACATGACTAGCGATGAAGCAGGCACCAGCACTGATGACGAAGAAGACTTGTTCGGTGACTCGGCTAGCCCGGATTTTCAATCGGAATTCGCTGCTGGTGATTCTGATGACGAGTTCAACGATGAATTTGCAGAAGAACAGGCCCCCAACACGGTTCAAGCAGCGCTGTTGCGTGGACCGATTCATCGCCGTATCAACGAAGTAAAGGCAAGCTCAACCGGTTATTCGGTAAATGCTGCGGCCGTGCTTTCGGGTAAAGCTCCTTTGCCTTTTGCTTAATCCTAAGTCTAAGTTCACACAATCCTTAATTTAATGGTGACGGGAACTTAATTAACACTTCAAGTTTTATAGTTCCCGCTGCCTAATTATTTACAAATTCCAAACAGGAGTTTCACATCATGAGCTTGTATTTTCCAGGAACTCGACTCTCCGATTCGACCGAGATGCTGACTGCACCCGGCGCAATCTTTTTGGCTGAAGGCCAGGCCTTGGTTCGTACTCAAGGTAATACTTCGGCCGGTGTTTTGGTATCGACGGGTACCGCATCTGATATTTTCCAAGGGTTCGTTGTTGCCGGTACCTCGGCCTTGCCTTTCCCTGAATCGTATTACAACAAAGTAGAACAATTCCTGGTTCCGTCGACGGGGGCAATTACGTTGAGCCTGACGCCGGTTTCTGGTCAGGTTTTCGTATTCGACGTTACGGCTAATGCTCCGGTTACTAGCCCGACGGTTGTTGGTAATCAGGTCACGGGCCTGACCGCTGGTGACACGGTGAACGTTACCTACAAGTACAGCCTGACCATTGTTCAAGAACGGGCCTTGTTTGGTGATGTTCAACCGGGTGGTTACAGCGGTGCCTACGTGGGTCAAATCGGCGTTGCTACTCGCGGTGTCATCTTCACCTCGGAATTCGATGCTTCGCAAAACTGGGCTGCTGCGGGTTCGACTACTGCTACGCAATTGGCCTTGGGTGCGAGTGGTCAAGTTACTTTGGCTAACACTACTGCTGGCCCGAATGTGGGTATTCCTGGTTCGGTTATTGCTGTTCCGGGTCAAGACTATCCGTGGTTGGGTATTGAGTTCTCGGCCTCGAATTGATAACTAGTTAAGAACAAATTTAGGATCACTAAGGTTAATCATTTAATTAGTGGTCCTAACTTAAACAAAATAACGGAGTATTAAGATGCGTACAAAAGTTCAGGTTCGGGCGTCGAAGACGCCAATGGTGGCAGCATCCGAGTATCGTTTCGACGGCATGCAAGAAGGTGAGCGTGCAATTGGTCGTAACGGTGAAATTAATGCATCGGATAAACGTGACCTTATTAACCGCCAACAAAAGTTCTTGGCTGCATCCTCGAATGGTTCCTTGGCTGCTGATGGTGTATTTGCTAGCGCAGAGCAACAAGTCAAGCTTAGTCGCGAACTAGTGCAAGCAGCGTTCAACGACAAAGAAGCCCATCGTGTCTTGGGTGAAAAGATTAGCGATTCTTTGTATATCACGGCAAATCGTCAGGGTTTTATGCGCAAGTACTTGACGAAGATTACCGTCGAGCAAGGCGCTATCCCACGGTTCCCCTTGCGTACTAAAAACGTAACGGCTGTGTACTCGACTAGCCCCACCAAGATTCAGTCGCAGATCACTCGCGATAAATGGTTTACACCGCCGGAAATGCAAGTCGTTACTCGTCCGTTTATTCCGATGAACGAGTTGAACCAATCAGCTGGCGACGTTCTGCAAGAGAAGTATGTTGAAGCAACCGAAGCAATCATGGTGGGTGAAGATCGCTTGTGGTACAACCAGGTGAATCAGATCGTAGGTATTGATAATCCGCTGTCGATTATCTCAGGTCAGCTTACGCCCTACACGTTCGCTCAAGTAATGACGAACGTTACGCGCTGGGGCCTGAAAGCACCGCATGTCCTGATCGCTACCGATATCTATCAGGACATCATCGGTAATTCGGATTTCTTTGCCGCCATTGATCCGGTTGCACGTCACGAGTTGTTGCTGACCGGTGAACTGGGTGTGATGTATGGTTGCACGATTACTTCGGACGCTTATCGTCATCCGGAACATAAGGTGTTGAACCAAGGTGAGTTCTTCGTCATTGCCGATGCATTGAATCACGGTGCTTACTCGGATCGTGGTGGCCTGCAATCGCAACCTATCGACATTTCTATTGAGCGTATTCCGGGTCGCGGATGGGTGATGTATGAAAGTTTGGCCGTGTCTATCGCCAACAGCAGATCCGTCGCGAAAGGTTTACGTGTGTAGGCACCAACGTTTAATCAACAATAAGCCTTAAGACTCCGTGTTTAGCGCGGTTCTCTATCAGAAGCTTGAACGAGTTTGAGGGAAAAGGTTTAGCGGCCCTGATTGGTTCCTGTCCGGACTAATCTACCTCATCAAATTAAATATTATTGGACAGAATAATGGCAAAGACTGGACCTAAACCACTTAGTCCTGAGGACTATGCTCACAAGTATTCAGTAACGTTTAACTATAAGTTGCTCAGGGTCTTGGGTGACCGCAAGTTTGAGGTTAAATGTAATGCTTGTAATGAGTTGCGGATTGTTGAATGCAAGCACAGTAAGATGGGACACGCATGTAGATGTACTCATAAACGGCAGTTCTACAAAGTTAAGAGAACGCCTAAAACTTATACCGAACATCTAAAAAGTGCAGGTAAAGGTGACTACAAATGCATAAAAATTACAGAAGGTGAAGGCAGTAAAGATAGCACTGTTTTCACCTACAAGCATAACTGCGGTTTTGTGTTCGACATGCGATTGTCTTGTTTCAATATGTGCATAGATCCGTGCTCCAAGTGTAGACCTTGGGTTAAGAAACCGAATGATGTTTATGTAGCTGAAGTGACAGAACGTAGTAATAACATACGTGTCATAGAGAAGTATAAAGGTACGAAGACTCCGATCTTGCATCAATATATTAAATGTGGGCATAAGGTAAGTCATCAACCTGAAACTCTCTTCAAGCTAAAAACTATTGGAATATGTCCTATCTGCCACCCAAATCACATATGGTTTAAGTTCAGAATTAATGGTAAGGATTTCAATACTAGGTCGTTGATCGAGAAAGCCTTTGTTGAGCATTTAGTTAAACACAGGGCTACTCCCGTTGACGACATAGTATATGAACCCAAGGAATCAGTAGATTATTTTAATCCAAGACTAAATAGAATGGCTAAGTATTCTCCAGATTTTAAGGTTGGAGATACTTATATAGAGATTAAAGATTTGTCGTCTCTAGGGTTAAGAGATTATCACTGGATGCCCAAAGAAGAAGCTCTGATAGAGAACCGTGCTAAAGCGGAAGCTGCAAGTCTGCATTTTGCCGAGTACAAGACTTATGTTCATATCGATGGGATGTTTTACCCCACTGAAAAGTTCTGGACTAAAAATGAGATTACACGCTTGCTCAATTTAAAGTTGTTGATTTAGTGCTCAAAATACGTCGAACCTTACAATTACCGAATTCAAAAGGAATGAATCATGAAGACTTACAACAAGTCCTTGGACTACGTGGTATTGGCCATGGAGCAAGCATCAAAGGGCAAGCCTAAAACGGCAGCAGCTCTTTTTGCTAAAGCTCTTAGCCAACCGGACGTGCAGTCGGCTATCGCTATTCTTGAGCATAATAATGCTCAGGCCTACACAGCCAAGGTAGAGGCTACGGCTAATGCCAAGAAAGTTAAGGTAAAAGCGGCTGAAGAAAAAGCTCTGGATCATCTGGTTGGTGACCAAGACGAAGAGGGTAAAGAGGTTGAGGCTGAAGCCGAACCCGAAGGCGAGCCTGAAGAAGTAGAAGACGAGGCTGTTGAGGACGAGGATAAGACGGATGATAAAGAGGCATTGGCTAAAGCTCTGTTTGCTAAAGCCTTGGCTGAATTGATTCCTACCAAGAAAAAGTAATAATCCATAGTCAAAAGTTTCAACAAAGAAGGGCACGCCGGTGATTCGAACCGCCGTGCCCTTTTTCTTTTAGTTTTAGTTTTAGTACTACACAAAGGAGTTGCTTATGAGTGATCCTTCAGTACAACCCCTGGACATGTTTGTGATGGAGGGATTTGCTCAACGATTCCAGCAAGTATTCGGTTGTGCTAAATGTGCGTTCATTAACCAGAACGATAAGACGAAGGTCCTAGATGCGCTATTCGGTCAGGGAAAGACGCTGACTTATCCCTATGCTTATTTTGTGATCCAGACGACTAGCGTCAACAACGAAAGTTATAACCCTCATCAATGGGTACGTAGGGGAATTAGGATTGGTGTGAGATCTGACGACACAATTCAAATGGCGCGGATTCAACCCACTAATTTCGACATCGAAGTGACCTACGTAACCAACAAATTTGATTCTATAGAGCAAGGATCGGTTAGGGCATTTGTCCGACGATGGCTCCTAGCCAGAAGAGCAGGCTATTTAAAGTTCAGTGTGGACTATGGCTTGAAACAATTCGGCATAGGCCTGACGCTAGCTGAGTCAATCAATATTCCTCAGCGTGAAAATATCGTAGAGCAAGAAACGAAATACGAAATTACTGTACTAGCCACTATCCACGGCTATATCAGTGAACCCTACACTGCAAAAATGGGCAAGACGAATCAAATCAATGTGAATGCACAAATCGGAGGCGTGAACAGCCAAATTGTTAGCTCGCAGTTCTTCGCCTTCCCTACAGAGGAGCAGTAATGAGAGTCGTTAACTTAACTAAAGTAAGTCAGTTTCCGGACACGATTAATTCGTCAGGAATCAAAGGCGGTGCCCGTATTAGTCCTAAGGGACGTGTTGATCTACCTGCAGGATTTGTTGTTGATCCTAACTGGGAAGCCCTGCATCCGAATACGGTGAAATCGTTCACGCCAACAACGGTTAGCACTTCTAATAGTAAGCCTCCGGTCAAGACCAATTCTTCAAAGCCCCGGACTATGGCTCAATCAAAGACGGTGACAGCTCCAGTTCCAGTTCCAATTCCCGCGACTGTTGTAGCAACTACGGCCTCTAGTGCAGCTCAGTCCTCCGCTAGTGCAACGCCCACGAAAACGGAGAACGCATAATGACCATCTCAGCACAGCAGTCGAGTAAGGTAATAATCCAGGAAATTAATCTCTCTCAAGTTATTACCTCGGCCTCAACATCCGTAGTAGCCCAAGTTATAGTATCCAACCAAGGATCGACTAGTCCTAAACTATTCACCAATGGTCAGAACTATTTGAGCCAGTATGGTAATCCAAATGCGCAGATCAGTTTCGACGTCTACTGCGCCTTAGATTATTTCAGTGAAGGTAATCAACTCTGGGGCCTTAGAGTTGTTGGTGAAGGTGCACTTTACTCATCAGTTCTCATGTGGAGCGATGGCGTCTTAACCTATTTGACGCCAATTGCAGCAGGTATTGTCGATCCTACCCAACCCGATTGGGCAGCTATTCTGCCTGTAGGTTCTACTAACGAAGCACTGGCTCTGTTCTACCCGAATTTGGGACCCGGAAGCTACGGGGATAACCTAGCAATCTCGATTGTTAGCTCTAATCTTCAGCAACCAGCCGAACCTACCTTAGCCTCAGCCCTGACAGGCGGCACCCTAGTAGCCGGTACCTACCAGTACCAGGTCTCTAGCTTGGGTCCCGCAGGTGAGACCCTGGCCTCAGCTCCTGCCCAGATCATTATTAGTGGTATGGGTGTGACGAATACGGTGACCGTAACCTGGGTGATTGACCCCAATGCCATCGGTTATAACCTGTATGGGCGGGTTACTGGGGGCACCTACGGGCTTATGGCAACGATTGGGCAGGGTACATCGAGCTTCATCGATACAGGGGCACTGATCCCCAATCCTGCGATTCTGCCTATTACCAGTCCGGCCAATGTTGCAGCACCCAGCCCCACTTTCGGCCTAAACGTTTATAGTTTGAGCCAGAGTCTGAATTACCCTGTGGAACAGTTCAACTGCTCTTTAATTGATTACACGGATAGCACGGGTATGGAGACCGAATTGGAGCAGCGGATTAACCCGTTCTCTCAGTATATTCAAGTGACATCCAATGTACCGGCGCTTCCTGGCTATCCTGTTGACTTGCCGCCTATTGATAGCGTGGCTTCCACTGCAATGGCTGGCGGTGACTCGGGAACAGCTCCTACACCGTATGACGTAGCAGCTGCGTGGTCGACGTTCCAGAATAAACAATTGTATTCGATCAATATATTGCTGAACTCGGGTAACTCGACGCCCACCGTTCAACTAGCAATGGATACACTGGCTCAATCTCGTGGTGATTGTGTATCTTTAATTGATATGCCAAGTGCTAGCCAGCAGTTCCAGAATGCCTTGAACTATAGGAATCTGCAGCTTAATCTTAATTCAACGTACAGCGCGATCTTTAGCCCCGATATGTTGGAAGCAGATACGATTAATGGCAAGCAACAGTATGTGCCGTTCTCTGGTTGGGCTGCAGCCCTGTGTGCACGTACAGACCGCGTGGCCAATCCATCTTTCAGTATCGCGGGCTTAAACCGAGGTATCGTCAATGTATTGGGTACCCGTTACACCTATGATGCTGGACAGATGGATGACCTGTTTGATGCGCAGATTAATTACACGCAAACATTCATCGGTCAAGGTACGGCTCTGTGGGAACAACAAACATTAGCTGCTCAATTTAGTGCCCTGTCATGGGTTAGTGTACGGCGAATCGTCAACGTGATGAAGACAGCGTTGTATAACTTCTTGCTATACGCCCTGCAGGAACCTAATGATGATTTTCTAGGCCGTCAGATCGTAGCCTCGTGTACTGATTACTTGCAATCTATTCAGAATGCTCGGGGTATTTCTAGTTTCACTGTTGTTAGTGACAACTCGAATAATACGGCTCAGGATTTTAATTCTGGAATTAGAAATGTGACGGTGATCGTAATTCCGCTGGTGCCAACGCATATTATTAACCTCCAAGTAGTTATTAGTCAACAGGGTGTATCCTTTACAGAAGCGCTCTCGCAAGTTACTCCTCAATGATTGTTGGTGCCAAAGTAGGGTGGGTAGGGTACCCTACCCACCCTACTTTTAAAACTCTAGCTTCCACTTGGTTTTACCTGCGTCAACAAATGAGGGTAGTCCTACTTCATAGTCTCCAGTTTTAGAACCTACTAGATTAGGACCGTACCAAACTTTTGTTTCGGGACCCACGTCTTTTAGTTTGGTAAAACCTAATGCTTTTTGCAGACTCCCTGTTGAAGTTGAGTTGACGCTAAACGAAATTATGTACTTGGCGTCCGTCAGTTTCAACAGGGCCTCTTTAAGTTTCGGTACCAGTCCTTGAATACGTAGTGATGATCCATAGGCTAGTAATTCGTAGCCACCGTTTTCAGTTAATTTTTTAAAGGCTAATGCGGCTACAACAGCAGAGCCCTGAACAAGAGATATCACTGTTTGCGTTTCTGGACTTCCTTGAATGCAGGTTCGGGCAAAGAATGTTTTTAACTCAGGTGTCATCTTCGACTTCTTTACCAAGCATTCGCTAGCATTTACGGTCTTGGCTTGGTCATTTAGCATTAGTTCCAAGATGAGAAGATAGCCTCTATTTAAATACCAGAATTTATTCCAAAGACGAGGATTGGTCAATTTTAGTTCATAGAAGGCTGCAGGCAACCAATGCGTAATTTGCTTGCTAGACTTGAACTTCAAAATTTGGGTCTTTAACGCGTCATCATCTTTAGCCGTCCAGTCCTCGATCTTGAATTTTCCAGTTAATTTCTCTACGTCCTTGAAAACTTTCTCAGGCACTTGATCAACGGTTACCCACCATTTCAGGTGCCCCGGTTTTATATTATTGTAATTTGGATTGTACATGATGGCCCTGACGTTCGTTATACCCTCTATTTACTATAACACACCACAGTACAAACACTAAGCACGTAAACATACAGGCGGTTAAGATGCAAATTAAAACCGAGGTAAGGGCAGCATTCAGACTAGTTGCTGAGTCGAATTCAGACGTAATAGCACCAGCTACAGATTTCAAGTCCCAGAACGAAAAGCAGTTAGAGCATCAGCAAGATACCAGGGAAACGACTGAGAACAAAGAAAGCACTAGCACTAGCCCTAAATCAGCTATGGATAAAACAGCAGTTAAAGACACGGGCACGGACACTACAGCTAGTTCTACACCAGTGAGCAAGAATCCGACGACCCAACAAACTGATGCTCAGTACGCCCACGCCCAGGCCTATCTTAAGATTAAGGCTGCATTACGTTTGTTTCGTATTGAATCCGGTGCTGAGGACGACCCCCTAACAATGGACATGGAGAACGCTGCACTAGAAGAGTCCACGCGTAGACCTAATACTAAGCAGCGTCCAGTAGCTAGGGCCGAACTTAAACTTAAATCTAAAGTTAAATCTAAAGTTAAACCTAGGATTGCTAATTCGACTGTGGATACAGATGGGATGCCAGGCTTATTTGACGGCTATCAAATGATTGGCGAAGAAGGTGATAACCAAAGCTATGCTAAGCAAAAGAAAGGTCAAAAACAATTAGAGGCCGGTCCGCCATCGACTTCTAAATCAGATGGCTTTATGTACGAATCGTTGCCCGGTGTTTTGAACGAGGATCAAGAAGCCAATATGACTAGAGAGCAGGTCTTAGAACACGAGGTCTTAAGTGATGCTGATCCTCGACTCTTTAACATGGGTCAACAACCATTGGGCTGAGACACTTATGGAAAATTTAATTCCAGTTAATCCACGACTAGGCGTCGTTATCAAGTCTAAGGCCTGGCATCGATTACTAGCTACTTATCATGAAGAACCTAAGTACCAGCTCAAGGGCCAGAATCCACAGCATGTAGCGGACATAGGCACCCGTGGAGTTAAAGCAATAGCCTTAAATCAGTTATTGAAAATGCATGGTCTAAGAGTGCACCTGAACCAAGCGGACTTTAGCTTAGGTTGTCACTGCGATTTCGCGAAGCTTTTAAAGGCCGTTCAAATGCTTGATTTCAAGGCCCAGCCTATACCCCATGGGGAGCCACCTAATTCTTATCTATTTAAAGGTAAAGACTGCTTGATCAGAGTCCGAGAATTAAGAGAGGGTTGGGATCCAGTTATTCAAATTTTGGGTTGATTTGATTGATCAACCTATTGTTATTTTAATCATCAATCACTAGTCACTAGTCACTAGTCACTAGTCACTAGTCATTAATCATTAAACCTAGAGGTGTATTATGGGACGTTCGAGTTTAGCAGATGTACAAGCGGTTGCCGACCCAGCTCAGTCTTGGAATTTTGATCTTTTTTTACCAGCTATTCCAGGCTCTAGTTCTACACAGGCCTTAACCTGGAAATGTATGACCACTGGCCTTCCTGGCTTTGCAATGGATAAAGTTGTAGTTCCTTTGCACGGAACAAAACTTAACTATGCGGGCATGAAGACTTACACGGGAAGTTTTAATTCAACTTTCATGGAAGCCTCTGACTGGAGTACACGTGCTCAGTTTTATGCTTGGTCTGAAAGCGCCCGTTCATGGCTTAATAATAGCGGTACTTTTAAGTCTTCATATGGCGTAAATGGTCAGATAGTCGTATATAACGATTTACCCCAAGTTAGTAGAACTATTAACGTTTACGGTATGTGGCCGGAGACCGTGAACGAGGTGGAGCTTGACGGTGGAGCCTCTAATCTGATTACACTACAGATCGGTTGGAGCTTCGATTACGTTCAAGATGTGTAAAATGTTTTGTTAGACTTATTCCACAACATAGTAAATATAGTTTAGTGCTCAGTGCTTCGACTTGAATGCAGTAAACCAACTATGTTGTGGACTAATCTAGGAAAGAAAATTACTAATTACACACCTTTAAGATACCCCGGTGGGAAGTCTCAACTACTCCCGTATTTTCAAAAACTAATAGCCAACAATAAGTTAAAGAGCGGGCACTACATAGAACCTTTCTGTGGCGGAGCCGGATTAGCACTAGGCTTATTGCTGACTGATTCAGTTAGCGCGATTCATCTCAACGACTACGATAGAGCGATTTATGCATTTTGGTATAGCTGTATTCGTAAACCAGATGCTTTGTGCTCTCTTATCGAAACAGTGCCTTGCACCATGGACACTTGGTATCTTCAACGTGAGACTTGGTTGAACAGAAATAAAGCCCCTCTTCTAAACCTAGGTTTTGCTACATTCTTTCTTAATAGGGTGAACAGATCTGGGATCCTAAAGGCTGGTGTTATCGGCGGAAAACAACAGGCTGGAACATATAAATTAGATGCTCGTTACAACAAAGATGGACTCATAAAACGAATTCAGACTATTGGGAAACTCAAGTCCCGTATAGGTATCTATAATTTAGATGCCTTGGACTTTATGTCTGGTATACAGTCACAAGTACCAAAGAATTCATTAGTATATCTAGACCCTCCTTACGTTGAGAAAGGTCCGGGTCTATACACAGATGCGTATAAAGAGGCTGACCATAGAAGACTCGCTACGTGGGTACAGAAGAAATTAAAGCTTCCTTGGATTATGTCCTATGACAGTCACCCCTTGATAAAAGAATGCTATAAGGCCAGTGCGGGGGCGGGGCATGAAATTGACCTTGCGTATAGTGCGCATGCAAGCTTAAGAAAAGGTAAAGAATTAATGTACTTTTCGAAGTCTCTTAGCTATCTACAAATTTGATTATGCGCCGAATAGTTATGGACCAAATTATGATCAGGAACAACAATGAAACTCAACGCTGCTTTTCGATTATTGAGCACCCAAACTATTAGTGCAGCACCTACGGGGCAGGCTCAAATGCAGAGCACTAGACCTCAGCCGTTAGAGACTAAAAAGCCAGTCAAAAAGAATCAGCCTAATAAATTCTATAAGGTCAATAACCCTCAACCCGACAAAGAATACAAACTCAATGAAGAATGGTTTGATAAGCTCTCAAAACCAGAACAAGAAGACTACGTTGAGGAACATCCGGGTTCCAAGTACGCGGATGACATAAAATCTGAGGACAATAAACCCAAATCTAGACCCACTGATCGTAATCAGCCGGTGACCGTGACCAGGGATCAGAAGACGTTGCCTAAATCAATAAGCGAAACTCAGAAGCAGAAACCCGCAGCCACACCCGCACCCAAAACCGAACAAGAGAAATTTGAGCAGAATAAGAAAGATTTGTTGAAACCTGAACCCAATTCTGCTCCTGAACCTAAAGCTAAAGGGAAACCTGAAGCTAAGGACAAGTCAGGAGTGGATAGTCCTGAACCAAAACCCCAGTCTAAGGTGCCGGTTAAAGCACCTACTAAAAGCAGTAAACCCAAAATAACACCAGAGGATAAGAAACCAAGTAGTCCACAACGCAAAACCGCAGCTTCCAAGGTTAAAGCTGAGGCTAAGAAGAAAGGGTTGATTAGAGGCATTATAAGGGACGGTGGAGGCCTACTATCGGGTATTGGTGCAACTCACAGACTATTGAATGGTAAGACGCAGGAAGGCGATGTAAAGAAGATTGCATCAATGGTCGGTAATATCCTAGGCAGTGCAGCTATGGCTGGTGTACTGGGTGCCTCAGGTGGTGTTGGACTAGTAGCTTTCATGGCTGTTAAGCACTTGGGTGCACCGGCAATATATAGTCTGGTAAAGAAAGGTGTGGTCGGTGCTGGATCGAGCATTAAGAAACTAGGAAACGATAAGCCTAGAAAGAAAGGGTGGTCAGATGAAGAAGCTGAAGCAAATAAATATGGATATTGGAAAAACGGCGATTGGGTACCGCTATCCAAACACGAATATGATACATTAAGCGACGAAGAAATAGACCGCCGTCAACGTCAAGGTGGACCAGGCACCAAAAATAGTCGACATGGTGTCCATAGTTCACTAACCTTAAGCATTGCTTCAAGACTGATTACAGCCGAAACTAGCGATAAACTGGACGACGAACTTGTAGGTAAAGTGATTGATGCAATTGCTGACTACGTTGAGTCAGGTGATATACCTGACGCTGCGTGGACCAAAGCACAAGAGGAACTTGATCAACAATCAAAGGATAGCAAATGAACATCAAAGTTAATGCAGCACAAAGATTAGTGGCAACAGATATTAGTCGCGATCCAGGTTTTGCACAACTTGAGGCCTCAAATCCAGAAATTGCTGAACTTTTGAAACATGAATTCTCCAAGCACCATATTATTGATGGAGTTAGTTATGGTGAAGAAGCGGATAATGTCATATCGATCTATTTGAAGGCTAGTAAAAGCAGTATTCCGGGCCTCAGAGGTACGTCTTGGGACCCTAGCGGAATCTTAGAAATCCATAATTTGATGAAGGACCTGTCAAAAATTAAAAATCTGCAGTTTATCTGTAACACCAATGGCTACTACAAATTGGTTGGCATTATCAACGCTAAATAGTAGTTCTACGTTCCACAATTTAATGATAACCCTTAGAGGTTCACAATCTGTACTCTCCCTTTCGCAATAAGGATTAAAAATGAACAACGATTATATTCAAACGTCTACCGTAGCTGTTACCGATTTCGAGATGAAAACTCCAACCCTAGCCAAGGTTATTGTCTCGTTTACGGGTCAGCAAACTAAAGACAGCATTCGTGCATCAGTTGGATCCAAGTTTAGTCATTTAGCAGCTATCGTTGAAGACAGTTTCCGTATTATTAAGGCTGGTGTAGCTGTTGGTTTTATTCGTGCTCACAAAGAAGTGCGAGTCTTGAATGAAAAAGAAGTACGGGCTAGTTATCGTGTCATGAGCTCGAATATCATGATGGATAATAAAGACAAGTCACTGTGGGAAGTACGTGAAGGTAAGAGTGGCAAATATCTGGCACGTCACGGTCATGAAGATCTGTCGGAACTGGTTGAAGCCACGGTCAGCCGTCGCCCCGATGTACCACGCCTAGCTCAGTTGTCTATGGCCTCAGCAGCACCGGGTGAATTCGTTTCGTTTGTGGCTAAAAGCGGGGACATGGACTATGGGTTTGCTGTCCAGGCCAATAGTGAAAAGGTACAGGTTGTATCCTCAACTACTAATCTGGCGACTACAGTTAGCTATGATCTGGTGACCTCGATTGCTCAGGTTCCGGTCATGAAGTCGTTTAACGAAAAGATGGTGAAGGCTGGTATTAGTCGTGCTGACAAGGCAAAGGCTATAGAATATTGGAAGCAGTTGTATTCTTACGATCCTGCTTATTTGAGCGACGTAATTTCTCAGGTAAATGAAGGCACTACTGCTTGAACCAGTTTTAGACCAAAAGCTTAACTATAGGGCTGCATCTTTCACTAGGTGTAGCCCTTTTCTTTTGTTCATTATTATTTATGGGGCTAACGATGAGTAGAGAATATAGCAGAGTGAGAGATAGTTATGACTCAAGGACTCCAGTATTCGCTGTTGCTAATCCTGTGGATGTTCCGCGAACAGTTGATCTACGTCCTAAGTGTAGTCCGGTAGAGAATCAAGAATCGGAGGGCTCGTGTACGGGTCACGCATTCATTGGTGCAATGGAGCACTTAGAACTGGTTCAGCATCAGAAGTTCACCCGGTTAAGTCGCAACTTTGTTTATTACAACGAACGATTAATTGAGGGGACAACCAGACAAGACGCTGGGGCCCAGATCGCTGATGGCATACAAGCACTCAAGACTTACGGCGTATGTGAAGAGGCCGTCTGGCCCTATAACGTTCATCATTTTAAGGCTAAACCCTCAGCTGATGCCTATATTGATGGATTAAAACGTAGAGCCCTAAAATGTACAAAGATTAGCCAGCACGAAAATACGATTCTTCATTTCTTAAGTGAAGGTCGTCCTATTGTGTTCGGTATCGTTGTCTACGAATCGTTTGAGAACGAAGTTGTAGCAAAGACGGGGATAGTACCTATGCCCGATAATACAAAAGAAAAATGCTTAGGCGGTCACGCTGTATTAATGGTGGGCTACGATTTAAATACCCGTATGTTTCTGGTCCGCAATAGTTGGGGCATTAAATGGGGACTAGACGGCTATTTCTGGCTTCCCTTTGCCTTTGTACTAGACCCAACGTTATCAGATAGTTTTTGGACCGTAGAGCGTAGCACATAAACTGAGAGACTAAAAGAAAAGGGACTACACATTTGATTGTGTAGTCCCTTTTTTATTTAGAGCACGCACGCTTTTAATGTTTGTATATGGTCGGGGGCCTTGACATACAAAAATTGATAACGTTGGTCATTTCTAATCTTAATCTGTTCAGTCTAGGTCGGCTAGGGATATGTCTGACAAAGCTTCAGCTAATTTAGCCTTAAACTCGGACGCAGTAAGCATGTTATCCGCAGTACCTTTCAGATAAGCTATCCCATAGTTCTCAAGACTAGTAGCCCCAACTAGAATTGAAGTCTTTTCATAGTCTCCAGGATAGCCGCAACCCGTTCGGAAAACCAAGGTTATTGTTCTAGTCTCCTCGATCTTTACATAGGTATCTTCGTTGTAGTAATCCGAATGGTGGACATCACGAATTTTGCGGTAAAACGGAAATTCAACGTCTATTTCGACATGAACTTTAGTTTGAACATAAGTCTTAATTTTTGGCATAACCAAATTCCTGATTTTTAAACTTAGTATTTAGACGCATCCAGCTCTAGACTTACGGACCATCCTACTATATCGGAAGGTAAGCCCCGATGTTCCCAAGTTAAAGCACATGCGCTGATAGTCATAATTTTTCCGTTGCGTAGGACTACCCGCACAACTTGGTCTTTGGAAACAGGGCAGGGCCCGGGCCCACCGTTCCACTTGCTGAATTCTACCTTAGGTTTGGGACTAATGACTGGCCTACAAAAATTAATAACGTTTGTCATTGTTTTTCTCTAAATTGGAGCATGAAACATGCAGTGCCTTGCCACGCCACGTGCTGTTTTAAGGCCCTTTTGAGGCCCGTGGCGACCCTAAATTGAGGATCATGTATCAGTGGCAAGGTTGGGCATTTTCCGCCTTTTTGGGGCCTTTTTGGGGTCCTCGGCATCTGATCCTGGCGGATGCTCAACTGCACCCAAACTTTCGTCTGTAGGTGCCCTTTCAATTCTCATCTGGTCCCATACGAACTTGACAGAGAAAGGAAAGGCCATAGAATTACGGGACTTAGGTTGTTCAATACGGGTAATGCCCGATTCTTTTTGTTCTTTTGAATTAATCCAAATTAAAGAATTGCTGCTGTGCTCGCTTATGGCTCGCGCATAACGGATCTTGCCATCATCGCTAACTTGACACAATAAAATATTTACGCGACCTTCTATTTCGGCATTGATCTTAGCATAACGAGCAACTGACCCTAAGGCCCGCCACTGATCGTCACCGTCTACACCTTTCAAAAGTGAAATATAATCAATGATCATCACATCACACTGGTAGGCAGCGGTTGCAGCCATGATCTCCTCAATATTCATGTCCTCACGAGGCTTAAATATAGTGAATCGACCACCAGCTTCTTTGACTCTACGTTCCCAACGTCGTTGACGCTTGAATACTAAATCTCGTTCACCTGTTGCTAACTGCTGTCTAATGATCTTTGTTAGATTGGTCTTTGTTACGTTTGCCAAGATACGCTGAGTCATTTCTTTCTCAGACATTTCCAAGGGAACGAACAATACCTTGTAGCCTAAAGCCGCCATCTTCAGACCCATGGCACCGGCTAAAACTGATTTACCCCCACCTGAGTTGGCACCAGCAGTAACTAAAGAGCCTCTGGCAAATCCTCCGTTCACTTCGTCAAAGGCTTCAATGCCAGACGGTATTAAGTCCTCTGAGTTATCGCCGTACAGAATATCATGAACCAGTTCTTTCGAGTTGTTGTTGCGCCCGAAATGGGTGAAAGCATCGTTATTAGACTTCTTGCTCCGTACAATATTGATGGCCGTTGCCGAGTCCTCTAACAGGTTATCAATATTGAGACGGGAACCCTTCATCGCATCATTGATGTGGGAGGCTAAGTTGAAGAGTCCACGTGTCTGACGATAACGGTTGAGGATGCGTGCAGCTTTATCAGCGTCTTCAACAGTTAGCACTGATGCCTGGCTATCCCGCATGTGGGATCTTGCGTCTTCACTGATTTCCGGGTCTTCAATAAGCAGTCTGTAGCTGGGGGCTGTCCCCGATTCATGCATATGCCGCTTGATTGCCTGGTAGAGTTCTACACTTTCTTCTGAGTAAAAATATGATTCGTCTGTATTTGAGAGTAGGGCCCCCGCTATCTTTTTATTCTTGCTACACATACCTCTAAGCACTGCTAACTCTGCTTTCAGGCTAACTAATCGGGCCATACCTTAATCCTTTTATGTTGCTCTACTCTTATTTACTGCTAGTCAATAATTCCACAATGGACAACAGTTAATGGTTGGTTTAAAGCCAAGGGATAATCAACCCTGTATTTATTCAGTGTTGGATCTTGATCTTGAACTCTTTCATTCAACTGGTAGACCAGATGCTTTTAATCTAGATTTGAGTCATTGACGAATCGATTATTCAAAGATAAAAGTTTCTGACGTTGCTTATCGGACTTAGGCTCAATTAAGAAAGCTTTAGTCTCAACTAAGGGTTCAGTCCACAGAATCAAAATAGCATTCTCCTCTTTTCTGATTGATGCTCCGCTCCAGACAAATAGTTTTTCTACTCTTTGTTTGGATATTTTGTTAGAAGCATTATGCAGAGTCACTTTTCTATTTTTACTCCAAACACAATTAAAATCTGGTGGAGCCTTATATTCAGAGACAAAGACAGTACATCTTAATGAAAGTTTTCTAACCCAGGTCCAGAACTTGGAGTTGTCAAATGCATCTTTATAACCTGCAGTTCCTTCATAGGGGGGATCACAATATACTAAAGCACCGTCAGGTATTTCCAAATCCGAGTAACTTTTGTTTAAGAACTCAACATCCGTTAGGGCCGGAAGTTGTTTGAGTATACTTTTTAAGGCCTCAGCTTGATAGTTACGTACACTACCGTCTTTGAATTTACCTTTGTCTAAATAACTACTAAACCATGCACTACCAAAAGTACAACCAAACCCAATGTAGCTGGTTAGGGCCGCTGACCGTGCATAGTGATTAGCTTTGCACTCTACTTAGAGTGCACGACTAACGAACTTAGGTGGGGTCCAGCCCTTATCCAATGCTCTCCACATGGCAATCAGGAATTCATTAATGTCATTCCCGATTCTTTTCATTGTTGGTGGAGCATATTTCATCATGTTCATACCACCGGCAAATGGCTCTACATAAACTGTAGCATCTGGTCTGCTGGACAGCATAGTCCTCATTATTTCTTTGCCGAAACTCGCTTTACTTCCCATATAAATCATAGCTGAAACCTATATTTATTTAGTTTAATAGATAACCTGATAACCTAGATCGTTCCTAACTCGCCTTTTAATAGCGGTCTGTCCTTAGCTATAGGTTCGTCGGGTTCAATATAGTCAGCCACTAGTCTTTCATAGAAATCGTGTTCTGGCTCAAGAACAAAGCAATAAGGTTTTCTTAGATCAGCTCGGCGGTTAACCCTACGTTGTCGACTATTCATATTGAGAACCCTCGGTTAAGACCGCTGCTACATATAAATAAGTCGATATTGGGACAACCACAAATACTAGGACTAGCCACCAACAGATAGCGCATTTGCGCCTTAACTTACTTCTCATTCTGGATTCAACCCATTTGGTACTTCTTTTAAATTGTGGAACACGCTGACTTTATATACCGACATATAAATCATTGTCTGATCACCAGCAGACCATTGAACTTTAACTCGAATCGCCAAGTCCTTAGCCTCAACAACGGACGGTGGGTTATTGGATTTATCACATTGTATTTGGGCGCTAGTTATTCCGGGACTTGAGTAGCAGTGTTCTAGAAACAGGATTCTTAGTGAACGACGGGTTTGTTCATCATTTAGCTCTTGCACTACCGTAGTGAAATACAGGAGCCGCAAATCTTTAACTAACTTGGTGTAATCGCTGTTCATTTAATGTCCAATGGAAATAAAGCTAATTGGGCTAATATACAAATATAATTATTCAACAATGGCTCTCCTCTGTACAAAGTACAGGCCGCACCAATATAACCTAGGGCTACAGCAAATCTTTCTTTGTCGTCCTCAGTATCAATAACTCTTTGAGCATAGTCCTGCAACGTTTTATCAACTTTTTCATTGGTTGACCATTTCATGACGAGCCGTGACCTTGACCTTGATCATGTTTCAATATGCTTTGAACCAGCTCGGATCTTAGTTCTTCAGGTATGGAATCAGTTGCCTTTGCCCAATCCAGTAATCGATTCTTTACTAACAAAGCTAGTGTCTTAGGCTCGGAACCATCAAATATACGAGCGTCCTCAAACACCAATTGTGATCTATGTCCAAAGTTGAAACTGAATTTGCAGTTAAACCCGCCACCGTTATGAATAACGCCGGTCAGAGTAGCAATAGGTTTTGACTTACGGACTCCTGGTCTCCAAGTCTTAGCTAACGAAAACGTTGATAACTGAATAACAACTTGAGGGTCCTTCATATAATATCCATTTTTCGTTTGACCAAGCTTTGACAGAAATAGGCTAAAGCATTTACTTCACTGTATAGTCTGCAGGACAGGAATGACAAAGGGTCTTCACCGGCCATGACCACTATACGTGGAATGTCTTGAAACTTCTCCAGCAGATCTTTAGCCTTATCCAGTTTCACCCCTGTACTAGCGGGGCTCAAATTGGTGAGAACCAATAATGAGGGTTTTTCTATTAAATCGTTATCCGTGTGGGACTTGAGTAACGGATTGTCAAATCCACCGTACAAGGTATGCCACACTACATTTGCTTTTGATCCTAGGGCCTGTAGATGAGCGTCGACTAGGAAGGCCGCGAAATAACGGGCCTGTACGTCATCGGGGTTGCCTGACACACCATAAACAATGGGAATTCTTACATCGTCCAGAAACATGGATAAGCCTTGGTTCTGGACCTCGGCCTCAATAATTCTGTCATTAAGTTTTTCATTCTCTACAGAAAAAGGTAAGGGGTCCCATTTAAATGGAGCACAGCGCCAGACAGATGAAGGCACCACCTGTTTGATAGCTATTCCTTGTTTCACCATAATACGAGTACTACTAGATTTGGATTCTGATTTAGCTAATTCTTGTTTTTTAACTATTTTTTTATTGATACTCTGAAGGTCTTCTACCGAGGCCTCGTCTTTAGGATCATAGACGGGAGACCCTGACTTAGACCCGGACCTAGTGTAAGTAGAGCCCCTAGCATAGGGGACCTTAGCCCTGGACGAACCACCATTGATCTCGTTCATTGAAGCCTCACCTCCAAACTATGTCCATTAGGTGCGTAGAACATAGTTTGATCTTCATTCATCATATGTGGGTACAGAAGATGAAGGCCTTTTAACAAAGATAGGGAGGCCTCAGTTGGGTTGTACGTAATAGGCGATTGGACAGTTGTAAAAAACATAGTTCGTCTCGTTGATAGTTCTATACTTATTTACTAGCCGTAAGCTACCATTCCACCTTGGGGACCCGGTCTTTGTCAGCAAAATAAGCCTTCAGGATTTCTGTGTCTTTTTCTGAAATGACGGGCTTGAACATGGGCTTGATACACCCAAACCATTCGGTCCTTAAGCACGCACGTCTAACATGAGCATCATCCAAAAAGATACGGAGAATAGGTGTGATCTTGCCGTCCATAGGTGTGAGAATACGAGACACCCGCTGTTCAGCATTTTCCATATTACTAGAAAGTGTAGACTCATACAAACAACTGGCCCTGGGAATGTTGGTACCGGTGGACAGGAGTTTGATGTTACCCACCAATATTTTGTGAGTGTACCGACGCGCACCTTCAATGTACTTATCCCTATCCGCCTTTTTAAGGCCCCCATAGAATGGGTAGGCCACGGTCTTACCAGCCATCGTGTTGATAGCCGCTACGAGGGCTTTAATGGGCGCTACTTGGGCAAAAGGTATGAGTACCATGTGCCCGTTCTTGACGTCCTGCAAGGCCCATTTGGCAATAAGCTTTAAACGTTTCGGATCTTTTTCTAAGGATCCAACAATATAAGGCCACAATTGTTGTCCCTTCCCTTTCTTCACATATTCGGTACGTATCAAACGAACATGGGGCCTTAACCGCGCAACCTTAAGGTCGGCGATATTTGGCCCCATCAAATCACGTACCAACGAAAATTTAAAATCTTTCCTTGAGGGTGTCGCAGAAAGACCTATCTTCCAGCCACAATTAAGTTTGGAAATAACTGAGGCATATTTGGAGGCAGCTGCTGTGTGTACCTCGTCACAGACTAAAACTGAAAACATGTCACGAATCTTTCTTAGCAAGCGCTGTCCACCTTCACTGTAGAAAGTCTGAACCGTTACCAAACAAACGTCGTATTTTTTGAAGTCCTCGATCTTGCGTGCAAAACCTATCTTATCGGGGTTGCAGTCAGTTAAGGCTTTCTGTGTTTTTGACCCGATGAATGTTTCTTGAAAACCTAAAAGCCATTCACGTTGAGACGCCATGATAATTGTTTTTTTGCCAATTCTACAAATGGCGGCACAACTCATTACCGTCTTCCCTGTACGCGCCCTGGATTTTACTACGCCTCGCTTCTTTTTAACCATGGCCTCAACGGCCTCTGGTTGATAGTCTCTCAAAGTCCCAGTGAACTTAATAGGGGTACTAAACTTTTTATCCGGAAAATGGGACTTGAACTTGTACTTAATTTCTTGATGGTCCAGCACCGATTTTAAAGGCCCAGGATTGCCCAGAGGTGTTCGGATATACGAATTCTTACCTACCTTAACTTCTGTTGCCAGTTCCGCGCCACCCTTGAAAGCTGCACAATTGTCACAGACCTCAAGATGCTGTTTCTCGTCAGCCAATCTTTCTTCATAGAACTCGCATTTTTTGCAGGCTTTAACCTCATAAAACATGTGACGATATTTGTCGATCAACGTTGATCTTATTTTAGGACTAATATCCTGTTTCTTGATGAAGAATGCCTCTCGTGCATGGATGGTGATAGTGCCTGTCATATCACATCAAACGCTGGTGAAAGCTAGATTTAAACTCGTGGGCGACCCCAAAGCAGATATTCCAGATATTTCACTATTACTCAAGGATACACGGTTGACCGCCACATTTGACTGGGACTGAGGATCGACTTCGGCCGTTAATACGATGTTCAGGTTCTTCAAGTCTGGGTTGTTTGTTGCATACTGCACAGTTAGTGCCAAGGCTAGGGTCACGGCCGGACTGCCGGTAATAATCAACGGGGCTTTACCGAATTGAGCAACCATAGACACGAGAAATTTAACGATAGCTGAACCTTCGTCTGCGGAAATATCAGTTGAATAGTCGTATTTAGGGTTTAGTGACAAGGTCCGGATATTCAATTTTTGATTGACAGCTAAAGAAGCAAGGGACCAGGGACCTAACTCACCCAGGTCTATCAAAACGAAATGGCGAGATCCCGAGGCATCAACCGTAGCTGATGACAATGAAGGTGCTGTAGCTACCAAATAATTATTGTTCATTTTATTTTCCTTTTACCTTAACTAGAGCACCTGTGACTTTGGATATTTCTTTGTCGTAGGGTACTCCATGTCTATTTACTAGTTCTAACGATCCTTCCAACTTTATCAATTCTGCTTGCAGGCCTAATAGACTCAGGTCCAATCCTATAAATGCTTGGTAACCGGTGCCTAGAAAATGAAGGTGCAGAACAGAGGAGCCACGCACGAAATAGGGTAGGGCCTGAGCCAGCATAAATGCTGCATGCTCGTAGACTCGTAACTCATTTGTTTGTAAGGCTAGAACGGATAGTCCAAATTGATCGGACGCCTGTTGGATAATTACAGAGTTACCCACCAATCGCAATTCTTGATAAGTTACGTCGTTTACTGCCCGTTCATAATAGGTCCACAAACTAGAAACTTCCTGACTAATTCCTAGATACCCCATGTCATTGAAGAAGTTTCGTAGATCAGGAACTCTTATCGTTTCTGTTGTCATATAACGACTCCACTCTTAGCCCCGTCGAGCAACTTTAAAAGCTCCATAGAATTACGTAAGCTATGTCCGTTCTGGTCGATGTCCTTGATGATCTGGTCCAATAGATCGAGCAGGGTCCGACCTTCAGCCACCATGTTTAGGGCTACTCGTTGGACTCTTTTGACTAGAGCTGATCGTTGATCAACAGTAGAAAACGCTTTTAACTGTTCGTGGTACTCGGTGAACAAATGATGTTTGATTGCATCACAGGCATCTTCTAAAAGCTCAATATGATTTGAGGCCTTCACCCTGATTTCTACTAATCGACTACGTGTCCGTCCATCAGTAAGCGTTGCATCAATCAAGTCTTTTGGGGAATATCGTTTTGAACCGTGTAATGTTCTGCTGGTCCGTGCTGCATGACTAGCTAGTGCTTCTTCTCTATCTTTTTCTAGGTTCAGGCGCGTGCCTGTAATTCTGACCACACGCTTGAACTTGGTAAAACTTGGATCGTTACGAATTTCAGCTAGTAAGTCTTGCAGATCGAATTCTTCGGTCTTAGCCATTATTAATTCCAGTTTAGAATTACTGCTCTTCGAAGATTGTAAGTACATCAGGCCCAATCTTGCAGGCAATAATTAGCGCCCCTCTATTGGGAAACGAGTAGATGACGATGTTCTTAGACTTCAAGAGCACTTCTACTTTGGAGGCCTTTCCTCGTCCTTTATTCAGGTATCCTAAAAGATAGCCTCCACCATTGGTTACCTGGAACTGGGTAACAAAGTGCAAACCCACTCGTTCACCGTCCAGAACAATCCAATGGGCCTCGAACATACAGGCTAATGGAATTTTAGGACCCAACCAAAATGTAGTTGCCTTCTCTTCTCTGAAGAACGTTAGATGGGCATCCCCAACTTCGTAGAAAAGCCCAGGCTCAACATCCAGCAACATCTTGATGGGGACTGTCGGTTCTTCGTCCTTAACTTTAGTTCGCGCCATGTCAATTAGTCCTCGTTTAAGGCTACAAGGATGGTAGCGTTCTTGCCCACAAACGAAAGAAAGTCTGAACCTACTACCTTCATCTGGATATCATCCGTGCACTTGCGGACCGCTTCCTCGAAGAATTCAAAGTCTACTTTGAAACTGGTTTCTGCCTTTGTGTTAGCCTTGATCGTAGCCTGTGCGCGCCCCTGACCTGTTGTAACGGATAGTCCTAGTTTTCCAACTTCGGTACTAACCTTAAGTTCCATTCGACTTTTTTCTGCAACGGCTCTGGCATTATCCAAGAATATCAAAACGTCTTTCTTGACGAATATAATGGACTGTCCATCAACCTTGAGTACTTCTTTTGACTTCTCTAATACATCAGACCCGTTGATCTTCTGATCTTCCATAGACGGAAGTGCTAGTTGGACGCTAACCAATTTATTTCGAACGTGGAGGGCCGATGGCGTGACCTGCAGTTTACAACTTAGGTTCTTGAATGTGTCTAAGACAGCGGTCAACGTATCCAATGGAATAGTAACTTCCAAGTCACCTTTCATTGATCGATCAAAAGCAAATGCCATGTGTTGTTCATCGTAGCACGCAACAAACGCATATTTGGGGCCCAACTTGATGGAGACCGGCATGAATGCCGTGACATTAGCCGTTGGCTTTAATGCTACAGCAGCAACAGCAGTTCTTAACCATTCAAGCTGTTCCGCTGTAATGACCCACGTCTTAATGTCGGCTGCTTTCTCGTCACCCTCGTCCATTTGAATGGCGTCTACGGTTGCCAACTGTGCTTTGTATCGCCCACTTTTTATATTGAGCACAGTCTTGTCGTAGACAATTGACAGTTCCTTGCGGCCCTTGACCGAAGCTTGAATCGCGGCTGTTGGAATCGCGAATAAGGCTTCACCCTCAAGGACGCATGGAACTAGAACTCGGCACCGGCTGAGTTCAGCACTAGAGATTAGAAATAGTTTGGTGCCATCCGAATTTAGGGTTACGTTACCTGAGCTTGGAGGACTCAAACGTAGAGCTACCCTCAGTGCTTCTTGAATCAGAT